GAGGATTTAGAGTAGTAACAGAAAATTTAAACTACGGAGCTAAGAGACTTCTTCAAGTTTTTCCAAAGTACTTCAACGAAACCACTTCTCTTCTTTATGAGAGAAAGCCTGAAAAGATAGCGAATATTGTATATGCTGACAGAATGGGTAACGGTAACAAATCAACTGGTGATGGTTGGAAGTTTAGAGGCAGAGGATATATACAATTGACCGGGAGAAACAATTATGTGGAGTTTTCAAAAGCCATACTTGAAGATATGACTATGAATCCAGATTTTGTGGCAACGAAATATCCTCTAGTGTCTGCTGCTTGGTTTTTTTATAAGAATGAGTTGCACAAATTGGCCGATAATGGAGCAGATATATCTGTGGTGAAACTATTAACACAGAAAATAAATGGAGGAACAAACGGACTCGAAGAAAGAATTACCTTATTTAAAAAGTTTCATTCATTATTGAAATAACATAAAAAATATAGTTTCTATTGATAGATTAATTACGTATATTTAAAATAAAAAAACAAATGGCTTGTCATAACATATTAATGAAGAATGAACAGGAGTTTTTCGAAAAAATGAAACAGAGAGATCCTGAGATCATATTTAAAATGGTCAAGTGTGTAATGAGTGCATACAAGAGAAAGAAACCTCAGATAAACATATTCGATATATCATTTAAAGATACGAGCTCAATGGTTTTTGCTATGGAAAAATCAGAATACAAAAACTTCTTAAATAATTGTTTGCAAGACATGATAAATTTAGAAGAGTACGAAATATGTGCTGACATAAAAAAGATAGTTGAAACAAGAACAAGAAAAAAGAAAGCTGAGACTCAAGATTAATGCTTTATATATTCGATAAAATAATTTAAGTTTATAAAAAATAGGTAAATGGAACAACAACAAATGAAATTAAATTTCTCCCTAGACAAAACAACACCAGTAGTTTGTGAACATTGCGGAGGACAGACTTTTCAAGAAGCTGTAATGATTAGAAAAGCTTCAAAATTTTTAACTGGTACTACTCAAGACGCAATTCTTCCAATTCCAACATTTTGTTGTACCAAATGCGGAGGAGTTAACGAAGAATTTTATCCAAAAGAATTACAAAACCAAAACTAAGTCTATGAAAGACGTTAATGTAATTGCTTATGATACAAGCAATTCAAGAACCGTGTTAAAAACTGACACAGTAGTTGATACTATTGTAGATAAATTCATTGATAGGGCAACTTTTGGAAAAAAGAAATATGGAAAAGATCTCGATAGAAAAGATTTAAGTTTAGAAGAGTGGATCAATCACGCATTAGAAGAACATATGGATGCGATACTATATCTTCAAAAAATAAAACAAGTTATAGGTGGCTCCAAAACAAGATTATAATATAAATTGGGCAACTGAGAAGGGTATAAGCTATTCGCAGTACTCGATCTACAATCAGTGTCAATTTCGCTGGTATCTTCAATACGTGAAGAAACTCAAACCAGCAGAACCGTCAATTCATTTAGTTTTTGGTACCTCTTTTCATGAGACTTTTCAAGAGTACATAAAAATAATGTACGAAAAATCTGCTAAAGCGGCAACTGAATTTGATGTAGAAACATATCTCAAAGAGCGAATGGTATCTAACTATAAAGAAGTCTATGAAAGCAATAACAATGTTCATTTCATAAAGCCAGACGAATTTAAGGGATTCATTTCTGATGGAACAACTATATTGGAGTGGATTAAAAAAAGAAGAGCACAGTATTTCAACATCAGAAACACAAAATTAGTAGGCATAGAAATACCAATGAAAGCGAGAATATCTGAATCTTCTCCAAATGTTTTCATGATAGGTTCAATAGATATGGTTCTTTACGAAAAAAATACAGAATCATATACTATATATGACATAAAAACCTCAACAAGAGGTTGGAATGATAACGATAAACGAGATAAGATCAAGCTCAATCAGATTCTTTTATATAAAAACTATTACGCTAAAATTCTAAAAGTACCAACAGAAAAAATAGACGTTAAGTTTTTTATAGTTAAAAGAAAACCATTTGAGAATCCAGACTTTCCTATTCACAGAGTGCAAGAATTTTCTCCAGCTAACGGTAAGAAGAAAGTAGATAATGCTGTTAACGAATTTGAACAGTTCGTCAGTAGTTGTTACGATAATAGTGGTAGTCTAATTAATAGAGATTATCCTAAAGATTTAAAATCATGCACATATTGCCCATTCAATAATAAACCAGATCTTTGTAATAGACAGTAGAGATATTTTTTTTTATTTATGTATTTATAATTTATATTTACGTATATTTATTATAAATAATAAAAATGAAAAATGACAAAAGATTAATTACATCTGTTAAAATTCCTGATAATCTATATCAAGATTTTAAAATTATGAATGTAAGAACAAAAATGAATTTACAAGATCTAGTTGAAAGATCAATATACTTGTATCTGACAGAGGCAAACTTTAGACAGATGGTACATAACCAATTCAACACCTATTACACGGGAAGTGATGTATTAAACGCAATAAAATAAACAAATGAAAGAAGGTTACATTCCAAAAGACAAAAGAAAAAAAATCCTATTACTTTCGGACGATATAAGAATGACGTCCGGTATTTCAACAGTGGCAAGAGAGCTTGTTGTAGGTACAGCTCATAGATTTAATTGGGTAAATATGGGAGGTGCAATTAACCACCCAGATCAAGGTAAAAGATTAGATCTTTGCCAAGATACAAATCAAGTATCAGGCATAGAAGATTCTTCCGTTTACATTTATCCTATATCTGGATACGGATCTCCAGAAGCAGTTAGGCAAATTATTAACATCGAAAAGCCAGATGCGTTGATGATGTTCACTGATCCAAGATATTGGATTTGGTTATTTCAAATAGAGAATGAGATCAGAAAGAAAATTCCAATGATCTATTTGAACATTTGGGACGATTTACCTGCTCCTATTTACAATAAACCATATTATGAATCTTGTGATACTCTTCTCGCTATCTCTAAACAAACTAGGAATATAAATAGATTGGTTCTAGGAGATAAAGCAAAAGACAAGATTATTGAATATCTTCCTCACGGTATAAACGAAAAAATGTTTTATCCCATAAATGAATATATGAAGGACGATTATCAGAAATTGACTGATAAAAAGAAAGAATTATTCGGCGAAGATCAACCTGAATTCGTTGTATTCTATAATGCAAGAAATATTAGGAGAAAATCTACATCTGATTTAATTGCTGCGTATGCTCAATTTTGTGAATCAATCGGAAAAGAGAAAGCAAAAAAATGCAGATTGTTATTACACACTGACAGAGCGGACGATAATGGAACAGATTTACCAGCCGTTATAGATCTTTTTTGTGATCCAGAATATCAAAAAGTCACTTTTACAAAAGGCCGAACATCTACATTTGATATAAACTTATATTACAATATGGCAGATGTAACGTGTTTGATTTCTTCTAACGAAGGTTGGGGATTATCTTTGACAGAATCTATGATGTGTGGAAAAATGATTATAGCGAATGTTACTGGTGGAATGCAAGATCAATTAAGATTCGAAGATGAGAATGGAAATTGGATAGATTTTGATGAAAATTTCTGTTCTAATCATTTTGGAAAATATAAGAAGTGTGGAGAATGGGCAATTCCTGTTTTTCCCACTAATATGAGTATTGTTGGATCAATACCGACTCCGTATATATTTGACGATAGAGCAGATTTTAGAGATATTACAAAAGCTATTCAACAAGTATATGAATTACCTCTACAAGAAAGAGAGAGACGAGGAATGGAAGGAAGAAAATGGGTACAATCTAATGAATCTGAAATGAGTGCAAGAAAAATGTGTGAGAAATTTATTACTACCGTAGATAAAACTATCGATACATTCCAGAAAAGAGATAATTTTGAATTAATAAAAATAGATAAATTACCAAGAAAAAAACTTCTTCACCCACTAACATACTAATATGAAACAATACTGTGTAATATCTTGTCCTATTGATACACATTCAGGATACGGAGCAAGAGCAAGAGATCTCGTAAAAGCATTATACGATCTAAAAAAAGATGAATGGAAAATAGAAATTCTGGCTCAAAGATGGGGTAATACTCCATGGAATTATATAAAAGAAAATGAATCTGAATGGGGATGGTTACTACCACTCATAAGTCAAAATAATCAAATACCTCAACAACCTGATATTTGGATACAAATAACTGTGCCAAATGAATTCCAACCAATAGGCAAATATAATATTGGTATGACAGCAGGAATAGAGACAACTATTTGTGATCCTTCATGGATAGATGGAGTAAATAGAATGAACATCACATTAGTTTCTTCTAATCATGCCAAAAATGTTTTCGAAAACACATCATTCGAAGAGAGAAATCAACAAACAAATCAAGTAATTAGACACATTAAAATTGAAAAACCAGTAGAGGTTCTTTTCGAAGGTGTTAATTTAGAAAAGTATTTTTATATAGAAGAGAATAAATTAGAAAAAACAAAATTAGTACAATCACTAAATGAGATAAAAGAATCATTTTGTTACTTATTCGTAGGACACTGGCTACAGGGCGATTTAGGAGAAGACAGAAAAAATGTGGGACTATTACTGTATACATTTTTAGATATGTTTAAAGGAAAAAAACAAAAGCCAGGATTGATCCTAAAAACATCTGGTGCAGGAGCTAGCGTGATGGATAGACATGCAATATTAGAAAAAATTGAGTCGATTAGAAGTATGTTTCCTGATAAAGATTTACCAAATATATATCTATTGCACGGAGAACTCGAAGATGAGGACATGAATAATTTATATAATCATCCAAAAGTTAAAGCGATGCTTAATCTAACTAAAGGAGAAGGATTCGGTAGACCATTATTAGAATTCACAACTTCTAAAAAACCAATAATAACCACAAATTGGTCTGGTCACATTGATTTTTTAAATAAAGATTATTCTTGTTTAGTTGGAGGAGAAGTAAAACAAGTACATCCTTCAGCTGTGGTTCAAAATATAATTCTTCAAGAATCAGCGTGGTTTAGTCCAAATATAGGAGAAGTTAAATACTATGTGAGAGATGTTTTTGAAAATTATGATAAGTATGTAGACGGAGCTAAAAGACAGGCATATAGATGCAAAACTGATTTTTCATTTGAAAAAATGAAAGATAAATTGAATGAATTTTTAGAATTGGTACCTAAAAAAATGGAGCTAAAATTACCGACATTGAAGAAAATACAATTACCATCATTGAAAAAAGAAGAAGCACTATGAGTCCAAGAGAATTTATAATATGGTTTAGAGGTTTTGTACAAGCATCTAATCCATACAACATTACACCTAAACAATGGGAAGATATATGCGATAAATTGAATAGTGTAGATCTTAAACAAGATGAAATTAAATTGCATAATTACAACATAGAAAGATCAAATTACTCAATAAATACAACTAACGATAAAATTACATTACATGATTGATAAATTAGTTGAATGTCCTCTCTGTAAAGAAAAAGCGGCTTGTTATGTTGTTCCTCTAAACGAAAAACATAATTCGTACTCTTGTTTCGGATGCGGATATTCGTCAAACGATTTAATGAAAATAGGAGAGTTCGATATAGAGCAATATGAAGAAACTCTACCTGAATTGTATAAAGACATTAAGAGATTAGATGATAACGGTAGATATTGGTATCCTCAGTCAATAAATATAATGGGGAAAGGAACAGTATTTGCTAACGGAAAATCAAAAGAAACATGGACATGGTCCGCAATAAAAAGCGTAGAATTGAGCGAAGAAGACAGACAAAATCCTAGATTCAAAAATCAAACACATAAATCAGATTCATCAAGTCTTAAGTCATTTGAAAAAGATTTCGTCGAAGCTTTAGATTATATTGGATTTTTTTCTATTTAAAAACTACAAATGAGAATAAGTTATGCTATACCTGTGTGTAATGAGCACATAGAAGTCAATAGATTAATAAATTTTTTATTAGAATACAAACAGTCTCAAGACGAAATAGTCGTTCAATGCGATCAAGGGAATACTACTAAAGAAGTCTATGAAGTGCTATCAAATTTTGGAGATAAAATAAAAGTTTGTCAAATACCTCTCAATAGAGATTTCGCATTTTTTAAAAATACTTTAAAATCCCATTGTACAGGCGAGTGGATATTTCAAATAGATGCTGACGAAATGTTAAGTACATGGTTAATGCAAAACATTCACACAATACTTCAAGATAATCCTACTATACATTTATTTTGTGTGCCAAGAATAAATACAGTCGATGGTTTAACTCAAGATCATATAGACATGTGGAAATGGCATGTTAATCATAATGGCTGGGTAAATTTTCCAGATTATCAAACACGAATAATTCAGAATAGTCCAAAGATAAAATGGGTAGGAAAAGTCCATGAAATAATATATGGCTATCAAAATCATGCGCTTCTTCCAATTGATGAAGAATACTGCATTCTGCATCACAAACACATAAAAAGACAAGAAGAACAAAACACACTATATTCAAAAATATGATAAAAAAAGCCTTAATTAGTGGAATAAATGGACAAGATGGATCTTATTTGGCAGAGTATTTAATAGAGATAGGATATGAAGTACACGGCATTCTAAAAAGAAACTCAGTCGCAGAAAATCAAACTGCTAGATTAGACGCTATATATAGCAATATAAAACTACATTATGCTGATGTTACTGATATCGCATCTCTTTTAAGGATTGTTAATACAGTTAGACCTCATGAGATTTATAACTTAGCTGCTCAAAGTCACGTTAGAATATCTTTTGACCAACCTATATATACAGCAAACGCAACAGGAATTAGTGTATTGAATTTATTGGAAGTAGTAAAAGAAATAGATCCATCTATAAAAATATATCAAGCATCCTCATCAGAAATGTTTGGAAATTCTATAGATTCAGATGGATTTCAAAGAGAATCAACTCCACTGAACCCAGTTTCTCCTTATGGTTGCGCAAAAGTTTTTGCTTATAATATAAGTAGGAATTATCGACATTCGTATAATATGTTTGTGTCTAATGGAATACTGTTTAATCACGAGTCTCCAAGAAGAGGTACAAATTTTGTTACAAATAAAGTTTGTAAAGAAGCTGTTAAAATAAAATTTGGATTATCGAATGAATTAAAGTTAGGAAATCTCGATGCTACAAGAGATTGGGGACATGCTAAGGATTATGTTAGAGCAATGCATATGATACTTCAACAAGATCAACCTGGGGATTTTGTTTGCGCGACAGGAATATCTCACTCAGTCAAAGACTTATGTGAATACACATTTTCTAAATTACAACTTGATTGGAAAGATTACGTAAAGCAAGATGAAAAGTTTCTAAGACCAGAAGAATTGCACAATTTAAAAGGCGATTCTACTAAATTAAGACAATTGACCGGTTGGCAACCTAGTTATACATTTGAAACTATGTTGGATGAAATGATAGAATATTGGATAACTTATTATGGAAAAAAATAACACTATTATCACCGGTGGAACCGGTCTAATTGGATCCGCATTCCGTGAAGGATTAAAAATAGGATCTAAAGATTATAATTTAACTTCTCAAAGTGAAGTTGAAAAATTATTTAAAGATACAAAACCCAATGTGGTAATTCATACAGCAGCGAGAGTAGGAGGAGTTGGAGCTAATATGAATTATCCTGCTAATTTTTACTATGATAATATAATGATGAATACAAATATTATTCACCATGCTTATTTGAACAATGTAAAAAAATTGGTTTGTTTTTTATCAACATGCGTATTTCCTGATAATATAGATTATCCTCTTGACGAATCAAAAATACATAAAGGAGAACCTCATTTTACTAATGCGGCGTATGCTTATGCGAAAAGAATGGCAGATGTCCAGATCCAAGCTTATAATAAACAATATGGTACCCAGTATTTTTCTGTAATACCATGTAATGTGTACGGCATTAATGATAATTTTGATTTACAGAATGGTCATGTTATACCAATGTTAATACACAAGTGTTATTTATCGAAAATAAATAATACTCCATTTGAGGTTTGGGGAGATGGCTCTGCATTACGAGAATTTATTTTTTCTGAGGACGTTGCAAATATTGTAGGACTATTGATTGATAATTACAAAGAAACGAGTCCAATCATCATATCGAATCCTAAAGAGTATAGTATAAAACAAGTAGTCGACTTAATAGTAAAATACATGGAATTTGAAGGAGAAGTAGTATGGTTAAAAGACAAACCAAATGGACAACACAGAAAACCATCATCTAATAAAAAATTATTAAGTGTAATTGGTGAATATAATTTTACTACTTTAGAAATAGGTTTACAAAAGACAGTAGAATGGTTTAAATTGAATTATCACAATATAAGAAAATAAATGTTATGCAAGAGATTTTAAAATTAGTTGAAGAATTTATTGAAAAGAAACACTCAGAAAAAAAATGGGAAGCTGGTAAAGATTGGGTGCAATACGCAGGACCATATTTCGATTCTAAAGAGTATATAGCGGCTGTAAAAAGTTTATTAGGAGAATGGCTAGTTTTAGGAGCAGACGCAATAAAATTTGAAAAGACTTTTCCTGAAAAATTTGGTAAGAGATTTGGATTACTAGCTAATAGCGGATCAAGCGCAAATCTTTTAATGATGCTTGCCATGACTTCTAAAAGAGGTAGAAATTTTGCAAAAGGCACTAAAGTTATAACACCCATTGCAGGATTTCCAACTACAATTAATCCAATACTTCAAGTAGGTTTTACTCCAATTTTTGTTGATATTGAATTACAAACCCTCAATTTAGATTTAGATCAAGTTGAGCAAGCATGCATAGATAACCCAGATGCAAAAATAATTACTTTCGCTCACGTATTGGGAAATCCTCCAAATATGAATAGATTGATGGAAATTATAGAGAAATACAATTTAATTCTATTAGAAGATTGTTGTGATGCTTTGGGTTCTACATATGACGGAAAAAAATTAGGATCTTTTGGCGAAATGGCTAGCTGCTCATTCTATCCAGCACATCACATGACAATAGGAGAAGGGGGATTTGTTGCGATGAAAGATTTAGATACAGAAAGAATTGTAAGAAGTTTTAGAGAGTGGGGAAGAGGTTGTTATTGCGTAGGAAAACAGAATTTGCTAGCTAATGGATCTTGTGATTGTAGATTTAGTAATTGGCTTCCATCATTACCAGAAGACTTGTTCGATCACAAATACGTTTACGAAGAAATAGGCTACAATTTAAAACCAATAGAATTACAAGCTTCGATTGGATTAGTACAAATGAAGAAGTTAGAAGAGATTGGTCAAAAGAGAAGAGAGAATTACACAAACCTCTTCAAAGCATTCTCTAAATATGAACAATATTTTCATTTACATGAAGCGCAACCACTATCCGATCCAGACTGGTTTGCTTTTCCTGTAACTTTAAGAGATGATGCTCCATTTAAAAGATCAGATATTTGTCAATTCTTTGAAGCGAATAAAATACAAACAAGACCATATTTTGCAGGAAATATAATGTTACAACCAGCATATACTGGTCTAATGGATCCAAAAGAGGTTATAGAGAAATATCCTATAGCAAGAAAAGTTACAACAGACACATTCTTTTTGGGAACCAGTCCTGTTATCAACAAAGAAAAAACAGATTACATAGAAACAATACTAGACAAGTTTATATCTTATTTATGAGAATAGCTTTTTTAACAGAAATGGCATTTCAAGGGAAGATTCAAGAGGATCATCCAAATATGAGAACGGAGTTCGCTTGGATGAATGCACTTAATGCTGACCATTATCATATTTCTACGTACGAAAATGTTATAGATTACGACCACGTTTTTTTAATATTCCCAAAAGGAGAAGTCTATCTAAATGCAATTGGATCAAAACTCGTTGATAAAATAAATCCAGTAAGCAATTTATTATATTCTAATTTTTTAAGAGTACTTAAAATAAATAATAAAAAAGTACACTTTGTTCAAGAAGGTCCTCACTGGTTATTTAATGATTACGAGATAGTAGATCAGATAAACTTCTATAATCTTATAAGTGAATGCGATAGCATATTTGCGCATAATCAACAAGACAGAAGATATTATATAGGAATGTTTCCTGATAAGCCTGTTCACGTAATGCAAACGCTTATGATAGAAACTCTAATAAAAGATATAGAGCCTATTAAAACAGATCTGGCGATCATTGGTGGTAACTTCTCTAGATGGTATGGAGGATTCGAAAGCTATACCGTAGCTCAAGAATTCGGTGTGCCTATTTGGGCTCAAGATTCTCACTCAAAAAGACAATACGAAGATCAACTTGAAAATATAAATCACTTTCCAAGAATGCTATGGAATCAATGGATGCAAGAATTATCTAAATTCAAATACGCTGTGCATTTAATGCCAACGGTTGCAGCAGGAACTTTTAGTCTAAACTGCGCGTATTTTGGAATACCGTGTATAGGAAACAAAGAAGTAGATACGCAATCAGCATGTCATCCACTATTATCAGTAGATGTGGAAGATATTTACTCTGCAAGAAACTTAGCTAAGAACTTAAAAGAAAATAAAGATTTTTACGAGCATTGTAGTAAAATGGCTAAAGATTCATATAAATCTTATTACCATAAAGACATATGGTTAAACTATATGAATAAAGTATTAAATTAAAAAGTTTATATGTATAGACTACTCCATCCAACACAACCAAATTCAGGACTGTTTGCATTTATTTGGCAGACTTTAAGAGGAATGTACCATTATCCAAATGAAAAGTATTACGTATTATTTGGAGAAGAATGTTGTTATTACGATTATGACATTCACGGTCAACAAGGGATATACAATGTTTGGGATTATTATTTTGAACAACCTCACACTAATACTATACCAGATAAAGATCAGATATTATCTGAAGTGGGATTGTTGCATGATGATTTTAGTGAATTTAGAGATGTGTTTCTAGATCCAGAAATATATAAAAAGAGAAGACTAGAATATGCACAAATAGTAGAAAAACATGTAAAGCTATTACCTCACGTACAAGAAAAATTAGATTCGTTTTATAATGAAAATTTTTCTAATAAGAAAGTGTTAGGTCTGCATTGCAGAGGAACAGATCATCCGGATAAGAAACCTATGCACATGTATGTGAATGAAATTGCTGAAAAATTAAAAGACTATGATGCAATATTCGTAACATCTGATGAACAAAGTCGAGTTGATTATATAAAAAATATATTTGGAGATAAAGTCATATTGTATCCAACATTTAGAAGTATAAATGAAGGTCCACTACATTATCACAATGCATATTTTCATAACAAATATTTTATCGGAGAAGAAGTTTTAATAGAGGCATATCTGCTATCAAAAACAAATTTTTTATTATGTTGCACAGGATCCAATGTGAATTTCTTCATAAGATGCTTAAATCCTAATTTAGAATATAAAATAATAGATACACAATGATACAAATAAACTTATTTACGGCTAACGGTGCACATTACAAAGATAGATTTTGGTTTACTAGAATGTGTTTAGATCAATTCTCTAAAATAAAAAAAGACAATTTAGAAAAAATATCTTTGCATGTATACATTAATGCATTAGATGAGAGTAAATGGGTAGAAGAGCTAACAGACAAAAAGTACCAAAATATAGATATCACTATTCAGTGTATGACTGATGATGAATATATTAAGAAAGTACAATTAGCGCACGAATCAGATTGCGAATATTCGTGTAAATGGGATGATGATACATTTATTAATTCATACGTATGGGACTATATGATAGAAAATGTATCTGTTCTAGATAAAGAAGATATATCCGTACTCATACCGATAATTCAAAATGGTATACCTACAGTGGATTTTTTTATTGAAGATTTTTTAAGTGAAGAAGAGAAGTTAGAGGCTTATAAAATATTCCTATCAGAAGGTGTAAAAAACAATTTACATATATGGGGTTGCGACTATAGAAAAGTTCAACAATATATAGATTCAAAATCTGAATGGGATTACAACGAATATTGGAATTTTATTGATAAGTTTAATCCTATAGAAAATATAAATCTTCCAAATTATATGTCGTTAGCAAAAGGATTCCATCCAGCTAGATTCTCTTATACATACAATTCGTACATAACACAAAAATTAATAGAAAATAAGAATTTAATTTTTGATAAGAGAGAATATCATATTATGGATCATAATAGTGTATATTTTTGTAATAATTTAACTTTTATAAAAACCTCTTTTTGGAAAGAAAGTCAATCTACATTTAGAGATGGATGGGATGAAGGACAGATGAATGTATACTCTTTAGCGCAAAAGAAAAAACCTGCATATGTTAGAAACTGTTGTGGAATACATATGGCTTATGGATGTACAGAGAGACAGAAAGAAATAGAAGAGACATATATAAATAATTTATGTAAACCGTATTTCGAAAAATAAAAATGATATAATGAATAATTTTATTGGAAATAAAATAATAAAATCTCTAGCTAATCTACAAATAGAAACTTCTCCGTACGATCATGCTATTATAGATAATTTTTTAAGTGAAGATTTTGCCAAGAGTCTATCAAACGAATTCCCCGATTTTAACGATGATATTTGGTTTAATTATAAAAATAAAATAGAAGATAAAAAATTGTTAAGTGATTGGAGAAAATTTCCAACAAACACTTACCAACTATTTAGTTTTTTAAATTCCCCAGTAGTCTTAGAGTTATTATCTAATATATTTGGAACAAAATTATATCCAGATCATGGACTTCATGGAGGAGGCTGGCACATACACGCTAATGGTGGTAAACTAAATCCTCATTTGGATTATTCTATGCACCCACATTTAGAATTGCAAAGAAAGTTAAATTTAATTATATATTTGTGTGAAGATTGGAACGATTCTTATGGAGGACATTTTGGTCTTTGGAATAGTGATTCTTCTGTTTTAGAAAAAGAAATTTCTGTAGGTTTCAATAAAGCAGTTCTTTTCGATACCACTCAAAATTCATGGCACGGACTAAGTAGACAAGTGAATTGCCCAGAAAATAAGTATAGAAAAAGTTTGGCGATTTATTATTTATGCGAACCTCCTAAAGATGTGGACAAAAGAAGTCGAGCACTCTTTGCTCCTACAGAAGATCAAAAGAACGATGAATCTGTACTAGATTTAATAAAGAAAAGATCAGATTATAACACTTCAAAATCAGTATACATAAATTGAAAATAAATTTAAAAAATATAACGTTACTTGCAATAGATTGCGTAAATCCATCTAATTCTGTTAAAGCATTACTATACAGTTCTAAGCACATACAATTTGGAAAAATCATACTGATATCCAACGAAAGACCAGATAATATAACTCAAGATATAGATTTCATAGAAATAGAAAAGCAATCACACTCGTCGATAAATAGATTCGCAATGGAGAATTTATCAGACTATGTAGAAACTGATTATATGTTATCTATACAAGATGATGGATTCATAATAAATCCGCACATGTGGATAAATGAATTTTATGAATACGATTATATAGGAGCGCCATGGCCAGATTTAGATTGGTGTAAGAAAAATAGAGTTGGAAATGGAGGATTCGTTTTAAAAAGCAAAAAATTTCTTGATTTAGAGAAAAAAGTAGATTATATTGAAGGCATGCATAATGATGTATTAGTCACAAATTATTACTATGATATTTTCGTAAGAAATGGAATGAAATATGCACCAATCGAGATAGCTTCAAAATTCTCCTTAGAGCATAATATTCCAGAGTGCGAATATAATTTAGAAAAGACTTTTGGATTCCATGGAAAATTAACAAACGAATCGATAAATAAAATATCGTTATTAAATGAAATTTAAAATATGGAAAAATTAAATATATTCGGAGGAACTGGTTTTATAGGCAAAAGATTTTGTCAAATGTATGATCAAGAAGTTATCATAAATGATAGAAGTGATTATTCACCAAAATCAAATAATATACTCTATTTGATAAGTACCATAGATAACTATAATATTCATAATGATCTTCACGTTGATATAGATACTAATTTAAAAGTACTAATGAATGTGTTAGACAATTTTAAGCATAATAAAGATACAGTGTTTAACTTCGTTAGTTCATGGTTTGTATATGGACAGAATAATAAAACACCATTTAAAGAAGATGATCTTGAGTGTAATCCAACAGGTTTTTATTCTATAACTAAAAGATGTGCAGAACAGCTAATAATTAGTTTTTGTAATACCTTCGATATAAAGTATAGAATATTCAGATTAGCGAATGTATTAGGAGAAGGGGATTATAAAATATCAAAGAAAAAAAATGCTTTACAATTCTTAATAAAAGAGATAGTTGAAAATAAAGACGTAGAATTATATTATGGAGGTAATGTTTTAAGAGACTACATATATGTTGATGATGTTTGCGAAGCCATATATCATTGCATAAATCAAGCTCCTCTTAATGAAATAATAAACATAGGAAGCGGGAAACCTTATCTATTTTTAAATATAGTAAAAAAAGCAATAAAATATTCAAAATCGAAATCGAAAATAATAAACATAGATCCAACCCATTTTCACAATATCGTGCAAGTAAAAAATTCATATTTAGATACAACAAAACTTCAAAATTATGGATACGACTGCAAATATAATATTGATGAAATTGTGCATAAATTAGTAGATTTCTATAAAAATAATTCATAAATGTTAATAGATCTTAACCACCTAATTCAGAAATATAAATTAAACATAAAAGGTATAATTCACTGCGGAGCTCATGAAGCAGAAGAGTTTTCTTTATATAAAAAATTGAACATAAGCGACATCGTATGGATAGAAGCCAATCCAGCAAAAAGCGATTTTTGTAAAAAATATTTAGAAAATGAAGTAGGAAGTATCGTTATTAATGATGCGATAAACGATATAGATGGAGAAAAAATAGAATTTAATATTACTAATAACGGAGAGAGTTCGTCTATATTAAAACTAAAAAATCATAAAAATTTCTATCCTCAGATAGACGTTGTACAAAAAATAGAAGTAATAACCAAGCGATTAGATTCAATAATAAACGAAAATAACTTAGATATTGATAAGTACAATTTCATTAATTTAGATTTACAAGGAATAGAACTTAGAGCTATAAAAAGTTTAGGAAAGTATTTAGAAAAAATAGATTACATTTATACAGAAATAAACAAAGAAGAGCTGTATGAAGGATGTGATATCGTAGATAATATAGATGATTATCTATCAGAATACGGATTTATTAGAATAGAAACTGCATGGACTCATGCAAATTGGGGAGATGCGTTATATGTAAAAGCTCCAAAAATAAAAGTTATTGTTACTACATATAATAATGAAGACTGGGTTCAAACTAATATAGAGAGTATACTAGATCAAAAATATAAAAACTACGAAGTTTTATATATAGATGATAATTCTTCTGATGATACAGCAAGAATAGCAGACTATCTAATATCAAATAATTCAAAATTCAAACTTATTTGTCATAAAGAAAATAAGAGCAAATCTTATTCTTTTATGGAGTATAGAAAAGATTTTATAGATGATAATGATATAGTCGTTTTTATAGATGGAGATGATTGGATAGCATATAATGATGTATTTCAAAAAGTTGTAGAATACTATATAGAAAATAGTGTATGGGTTGCATATTCAAAAATGGTATGTTACCCGAGTTTATTAGAATCTCCATCACACGGTAAAGATCACCCTGAAGACATACATAAATTTAACCTATATCGACAATATCCATATACTGCGAGTCATTTAAAAACAATGAAAGGATTTCTGTTCAAGAATATATCAGAAATAGATCTACAACACAATGGAGAATGGATCAGATTCGGAGATGATGTTGCAATTATGTGCGCCGCTATGGAACAATCTCCTAAAAATAAAATAGGTGTAATGAATTTTGTTACTTATGTATATAATGAATCTAAACCAAACTCTGATAGAAATCATCAAGATTATATAAACGGAAGAGATGGAGAGAATTACATAAAAAGCATAAGACCATATTCAGTCATAAAAGATAACTCAGACAAATATGTTATCCCAAGAATTTTAGGCAGATTGGGTAATCAAATGTTTCAAATAGCTACAGCATATTCTTTTGCGATAGACAATAAATGCGATATTAAAATAAGCGAAGCTAATGGAGTGTATACATCTTTATTAGGTGAAAATGGTAGCCCAACGCTATATAAAAATAACATATACTCTAAAATAGATTTTATTGATAATCCTTCTAACTTTGATGTATGGAAAGAACAGAGCTTTTCTTACAAACCCATATCCTATAAGTTTGATAAAAATTTATATATAGAAGGCCATTTTCAAAGCGAAAAGTATTTTGCACATAATAAGAAAAAAATAATTGATTTATTTTCTCCGAATGAAGAAGTAGTAGATTACATAAATAAAAAATATGGACATGTATTGCAAAATAATCCAACAAGTATTCATATAAGAAGAGGAGATTACATGGTAAGTCAAGATCATCATCCCATATGCAATATAGATTACTATAAAGAAGCTATATCCCATTTCCCAGAGTCTGAGACTTTTTTAGTGTTTGGTGATGATAAAGATTTTATTAGAAATAATTTCACTGATAAGAAATATAACATAATTGATGGAGAAAATGATTATATTGATCTATATATAATGTCAATGTGTAAGCATAATATAATAGCTAACAGTAGCTTTAGTTGGTGGGGAGCATGGTTAAATACGAATGAAAATAAAAAAGTTATTGCTCCCAAAAAATGGTTTGGAGAAGCTTTAAAAAATAATGATACACGAGATTTAATTCCACAAAATTGGATTGTTATATGATAGAAGTAGGATTAATAGGAGGAGGATTTCAACACGCGTATTCGTCTACACTTTGGAAAATTCCAACATATTTTACATGGTCTAAAAATCAAATAAAAGACATAACTTTTTTTGTAGATGAAGATATAGTAAAAAATATAAATTCTACATATAACACGAAGAAAATAGCATGGATAGTAGAATCATCCGCAATAATCCCAGAAGTAATAAAGAAGATAAAAGAACAAAGTAAAGAAATATCAAATGCATATGAGTTTTTAATAACTCACGACAAATCTATATCTTGTTTAGCTGATAATTTCTATTATCTTCCTCCATCTGGATATTGGATAGAAAATCCTGAGTGCTACCCTAAAACAAGATTGTGTTCGATGATAACTTCAAATAAAACTCAATGCGAGGGTCACTTATATAGGTTACATTGGGCTGATAAATTAAAAGATAAAGTTGATTTATTCGGTAGAGGAATTAGAGAATTTAATAAAAAAGAAGACGCATTAGCGGATTACATGTTCTCTGTCACAATGGAAAATGCATCTTATGATGGATATTGGAGCGAAAAAATACTTGATTGTTTTGCTTGTGGAACTATACCGATTTATCATGGAGATCCAAATATAGGAGATTATTTTAATATAGATGGAATAATAAAACTCGATGATTCTTTCGATCCAAATTTATTAACACCTGAATTATATTTGTCTAAAGAAGAGGCAATTATCGATAATTTTAATAGAACTTTAAAATACAATATAATAGAAGACATATTATGGGAGAGATACATAAAAAAAATGATGGTAAAAAAATAGTGTATGTAACTGGTTGTTTAGGATTCATAGGATCTTATATAACAACACAGTGTTTAGAAAAAGGTTGGTATGTAAAAGGCGTAGATAAAATGACTTATGCAGCCAATAAGAGTCTTTTAAACAGGTTTGAAAAACACCCAAATTTTTCATTTGTTCATTGCGATATAAATGATCTAAAATTTTTGTATGATTGCGATTATATCATCAATACAGCCGCAGAGACTCACGTAGGAAATAGTATTGCTAGTAGCTTCGAATTTGTTAGATCAAACATTGATGGAGTTCATAATATACTTGAACTAATAAAAAATCATAGAGGCGAAAATTCATCAAAACCAGTACTCATACATTTAAGCACTGATGAAGTATACGGGGATATAGAATCAGGAGCACATACAGAATTAGATATACTAAAACCAAGCAATCCTTATTCAGCAACAAAAGCAGCAGCAGATATGCTTATAATGGCTTGGGGAAGAACACATAACGTTCCTTACATGATAATAAGACCAACTAACAATTACGGAATTGGTCAGTATGTAGAGAAATTAATACCAAAAGCAGTCAAGTGTTTAAATTTAGGTAGAAAAATTCCAATTCACAATAATGGAGAACCGTATAGAAATTGGTTACACGCATCAGATACTGCAAGAGCTGTTATTACACTTATAGAAAAGGGACAAATAGGAGAAATATATAATATAGCTGGAGGATTCGAGCAACAAAATATTGACACTGTTAAAAGTGTAATATCAAAATATATCGGTGTAGAAAATTGGGAAGATTTTAAACATAAAGATGATTATATTGATTTTTCATGTAATCGTCCAGGACAAGACGTAAGATACGCATTAGATGATTCTAAATTAAGAGCATTAGGTTGGTCACCACAGATTTCTTTTAATGAAGAAATACAAAATATTGTAGATTATTACAAAGATAAGTTTATATGGTAAAAGTTAGTGATTTAATAGCGGAGTTTTTAAAAGAGAAAGAGATCGATACTGTATTTGGTATCATAGGATCAGCTAATTCACACATATTTGATTCTATAGATAAATTAGGATACACGAAAATAATAAACACTCATCATGAACAAGCCGCTGTGATGGCGATGGGTGCATATTACAGAGCATCAGGAAAATTATCAGCCGCAATTGTTACAGCTGGAGGAGGCGCAACCAATGCTGTTACTGGAGTAGTTAGTAATTGGGCAGATTCAATACCGGGAATTATAATCTCTGGGCAAGAATCAATCAATTATGTTAAAGATCATAGTAGATTACGTATGTACGGTACTCAAGGCTTAAATATAACAAAAATGTTAGAAGACGTTACTAAAGAGTCCATAGCATTTGATGATGATATGAATATTCAAGATGTCTTAGAACACATATTTGAAAAATCTGTTAGTGATAGACCAGGACCTTGTTGGTTAGATGTGCCATTTAATTTACAATCGAAACTCGTAACTAAAAGAGTTTGGAGAAATCCTGATCATAAGTTCAATAATGATGTTGATGTTACTTATATAGTGGAAATGATAAATAATTCTCAAAGACCAGTAATACTAGGTGGCAATGGAGTTAGATTATCTAATTCAAAAAAAGAATTTAATCAGCTTGTTAAGACATTGAAAATACCAACATTATTAACATGGTCAGGAATAGATTTATTAGAGTCAGATAATCCAAATTTCTATGGAAGATTTGGCATATATGGACAAAGATGTGCTAACTTCATAGTTCAGAATGCTGACTTAGTTGTAGTATTAGGAAGTAGACTAGCTCTTCCTCAAGTAGGTTATGACTTCAGCCAATTTGCAAGAGATGCAAAAATTATTGTGGTAGACATAGACGAAAATGAAGGTCAAAAATATCCTGTTCATTACATAAAACAAGACTGCAAAAAAATTATTCAATCACTAAATAAGGTTGAAATCAATTCTTATAAAAAAGATTGGATAAAATATTGTGATAATACAAAAATAAAGTTTCCTATAGTAAATGATGAACACGTAGATAACGGATATATAAATTCTTATAAGTTTATTGATAAGATGTCAGAATACTTAAAAGATGACCATATCATTGTTACAGATATGGGAACAGCATTATTAAGTGGTCATCAAGCGATACGTTTGAAAAAAGATCAAATAATGTTTACTTCTCTAGGATTGGGGGAAATGGGCTATGGAATAGCTGGAGCAATCGGCGCTCAATTAGCTTGTCCAACGAAACCTGTCTTGTGTTTAAATTGCGATGGAGGAATGATGATGAATTTACAAGAGTGTCATACTGTTATAGAAAATAATTTACCGATAAAAATAATCATTTTTAATAATGATGGTTATTTGATGATTAAGCATACACAAAAAATGTTATTTGATAAACATTATGTAAGCGTAGATAAAAAAACTGGAATAGGTTTACCGAACTACAACAAATTAATGACGGCTTTTGGATATGAATATTATTCTTTAAACAATTGGGAAAGTTTTGAAGAAACAATGTTGGATTTTATTAATTGCGAAGGAGCAGCTTGCTTAGAAGTTTTTATGGATCCTGAACAAGATTTCATTCCAAAAGTTAAAGGAGTATTAAACGAAGACTTTTCTATACTATCTCCTCCAATAGAGGAAATGTCGCCACTACTTTCATTAGATGAAGTTGAAAATAATATGATTATAGGAATAAGTCACAAATCTAAAAAAATAAAAAGATGATAAAAGCAGGAATTATAGGAACTGGTAATATTGGAACAGATCTATTACTTAAGATTCTAAAAACAGATTTTATAAAGCCTGTTATTTTTGCAGGTAGAAGATTAGATTCAGATGGAATTAGAATCGCTCAATCCAAAGGAGTCAACGTAACAGATCAAGGCATAAAATATTTCTTAGACAATCCAAAATGCTGTGATGTAGTATATGATTGTACTAGTGCAGAAGACGCAAAGCAGCATGCAATTATTTTTAAAGAACAAGGAATAAAAGTAATTGATCTTACTCCCGCAAAAGTTGGTCCACTATGTGTACCAAGCATAAATCCAGAAATGATTGTTGAAAACGATAATGTGAATATGATTACATGCGGAGGACAAGCATCAATGCCCATGTTAAATCTTATATCAAAATATTGCGATAGTTTAGAATATATTGAGGTAGTTTCTCAAATCGCATCTAAGAGCGCAGGAATGGCTACAAGGATAAACATCGATAGTTATGTTCATACAACAGAAATGGCTATAAGAAAATTCACAAAATGTGAAAATTGCAAAGTGATACTCAATCTTAATCCAGCGGAACCATGTGTAGACATGCAAACTACAATGTTCTTAAAGTTTAAAAGTATTGACTTCGGTCCATTAGTAGAAGACATATACAGAAAAATTAAAGAATTAAAAAATTATATACCTTATTACGAATTAGTTTTACCTCCAGTCATAAATGATGATGTATTGGTATTGAGTATAAAAGTAAAAGGTACGGGAGATTATTTACCAGAATATGCAGGCAATCTTGATATTATTAATTGCGCTGCTATTGAAATAACTAAAAAATTAATATCATGAATAATATTGTAATAACAGATTCTTCTCTAAGAGACGGTAATCATGCAGTGAAACACACATTAAATTTAGATCAGATTAAAAGATACTGTCAATTTGCAGAAAGTGCTGGCATACCAATTGTTGAAGTTGGACATGGCAATGGAATAGGCGCGTCTTCTTTACTTATAGGTCTATCTCCACATTCTGATACAGATATGTTGTCAGTTGCTAAAGAAAATCTAAATAAATCTAAATTAGGTATTCATATAATACCTGGATTGGCGACGATACAAAAAGATGTAAACAGAGCAATAGATATAGGCGTAGATGTGTTTAGAGTTGCTACGCATTGTACAGAAGGAACATTATCTAAATCCCATATAGAATATTTAAAAAATAAAGGAAAGACAGTCATAGGTGTATTAATGATGTCAGCACTAGCAGACGTAAAAACTCTTGTTGAGAATGCAAAATATATGCAAGATTATGGTGCAGAAGCTGTAGTAATTATGGATTCCACAGGAACTTATCTTCCAAAAGATGTTTATGAAAGAGTGTCTGCATTAAAAGATAGTTTGACGATCGATATAGGTTTTCACGCTCATGATAATCTTGGGTTGGCAATAGCAAATTCATTGACAGCTGTAAATTACGGTGCTAAATACATAGATGCATGTATTAGAGGGTTTGGAGCAGGCGCAGGAAATGCCCATTTAGAAATGCTGATACCCGTATTAGAAAAGAGCGGATACGAATTAGGAATAGATTTTCAGAAGGTGATAATAGAAGCAGATAAGGTTATGGACTATTTAATACCATCAGCTCCTATATCCACCCCAGTAAATATACTAACAGGACTGCATAGGCTTTTCTCAGGATTTGAAAAACCAATAATAAAAGCTTCAAAATTATATGGTATCGAATATTCATCATTGATATTTGAATTAGGAAATAGAAAATTAGTTGCTGGACAAGAAGATCTAATATTAGAAATAGCACAAAAATTAAAAAAGTGAATATATTAATAACAGGTGGAAATGGATACATAGCTAAAAGTCTATATCAAGCTTTGAAAGCTAAGCATTCGGTGATGATTATAAGTAGAAAAGATTTTGATCTCACAAATTCAGAAGCTACAAATAATTTTTTTAGACATCGATTATTTGATGTTGTTATACATTGTGCGGTAAGAGGTGGTAGTAGATTAAAAACAGACGAAACATCTGTTATGGACGATAATCTACAAATGTATTATAATTTATTGCAAAATAAAAATCATTTTGATAGATTAATACACTTTGGATCAGGCGCCGAAAAAACAATGGTAGATACTCCATACGGATGCAGTAAATCAATAATAGCGAAATCAATAAACAATCAAGAAGGTTTTTATAATTTAAGAATATATTCGGTGTTCGATGAAAATGAATTAGATACTAGATTTATAAAAGCTAATATAAAAAATTACATACAAAGAAAACCTATAGAAATACATCAAGATAAATACATGAGTTTTTTTTATATGAAAGATCTAATTAAATTAGTAGAATACTATATAGTAGATAAAAATCCTCAAAAAGAAATAGAATGCTGCTATCCTTTTATTTACACATTAGAAAGGGTCGCTAATATGATAAACTGTTTGGATGAATATAAAGTTGAAGTAATCATACAAAAAGATTCAATGGGAGATCACTACTACGGCACTAATATTTGGTCACCTAATATCGAATGGTTAGGAATAGAATACGGTATTAAAGAAGTACATAATAAATTAAAATGAAAAATATAAGTTTTATAATTAACACATCAGTTAACACTCTTGATCACGTTAAACTTCTTTTGAAATCTCTAAAAGAAAATTTATATGGTAAGGAACACGAGATACTAATATTTGTTGATTCAGATAACGAAGGAACAGTACAATATTTAAAAGATCAAAAACAATACTTTGCTGATTTAAAAATCATTACACACAAGTTACATCCCTGTGTAGGATATTCTAGAAATAACAATTTATTAGTAGAATTAGCAAAGCACGACATAGTTAGTTATTTGCAATCAGATATGGTGATTAGCAAAAATTACGATTTAGATGTGTTATCTGAATTAGAAGATGATTGTATATTAAGCGCTACGAGAATAGAACCACCACTCCACGGAGAATCTGATAAAACAATAACTAGAGATTTTGGTATTGATCCTAATTTATTCGATTGGGAAAATTTTATGGTATTTTCTGAAACAGTAAAAGAAGATAAAACATTATCATACTTTTTTGCGCCTTTTACATTTTATAAAAAAGTTTGGCTTCAAGTTGGAGGGTACGATACTCTATTTAGAAGATCTAGAGAAGATTCAGATTTATTACTGAGGTTTATAAATAGTGGAATAAAAATAAAACAAACGTTTAAAGCAAACGTATACCATTTCAGTTGTGTTTCTTCAAGAGGTAAGAATTGGTTTGATACTCAAGACAAACTTGCACAAGATCGTACTGTATTGCAATCTATAGCTGATCAGATAGAACTGAGAAAGTTTGTTAAAAAGTGGGGAAATTTCTCTCATGGAGAAATGAAACTTAAAAAATACGATATAGATCTAGTAATAAAAGGAGATCGAAACAAATCAATACAAGCAGCATTTCAAACAGAGCCTTTTTTTAGTAGAGTTTGGATCGAAACAGATGATATGAAATTAGAGTTGTTAGACATGGTAAAAAATATAAATGATCCAGCAAATCAACTATTAAAATTCAGTGAAGATGATTGGCAGAATTCTAAAAAATTCTATAATCAAATAAATTATGAAGACATATTTTTAATAGGAGAACCTGAAAAATATAATGTTAAAATAGAATTAGACGTTGATAGCTCCGCTTTTAATTTCTTGGGACAAGAAACACTATTAAATCTTAGACATCTAAAAAATATGGCAGAACCCGGTGAATATGAATCAGGAAATTGCAAATTATATATTAAAGAATTTGTCGACATTACCCCTTCTTCAAAAGTTAACAATCCTAAATTCGATATGAGTTTATTATCTATCGAATAATATTTATATAAAAGAGGAACATGCAAGCAGCAAAACCAAAAGCAACAGTACGAATAGAGGGTAGAAACCTTGGATTATTATTTGATGTTAATAATCACGAAACTAAAAAAGGTATAAAATTACATTTTATTTTAGACGAACAATTTGACGACGTAAGACAAAAGCAGGCACTAGCTTCTAAAATATCTACTGCTTTACAAAAAAAATTCGGTGAAGCTGGTATTGTTATTGACTACGACGAAAGATCTCCATACGATAATGCTATATCTTACATAGTACCACTTCAATCTATATCAGAAATGCTTTTGAAAGCTTTAAAAGGGTAATAAGAAAATAAAAAGTGGTTATGGCAAAGAAAAAACACGTAAGAGCAATATTTCAAGATGTAGATAAATTATCGTCTGATGAGATCGCTAAATCGCAAGCTCTAAAAGATCTACTTAAAATTCAAGTGCCTATTTGTATACTTGAAGCACACACAGCAAATCGACAGATCGCATCTGTATTTGAGATAAATGACTCAGATCATTACATAGAAATTCACAAAAGAGATTGGCCGCAAGCTTTAGAAACGTGCATAATCTGGTATTTAGAAACAGAAGAGTACGAAAAATGTACCAAACTCAGAAACATGATCGAAGACATTCAGAAGAAGCCAACAAAAAAGTTAAACATTAAAAAAGAAAACGATGGCGAATGATTTCAAGAACGTTCAATCCGCAATAGATGATTTGTTAAAAATTAAATCATCGGTAAGAAGAAAGAGAAAGAACGAACAAAATAAAAAGAAAGAGCTCTTCACACTTGCCATCAATAATATTGAGACAGGAATAATTAGATCAAACATAGCATTCACAGATCTTGGAGTTGATTACTCAAGTTATGACGAAGTTTATCATACAGCAATAGATGCTCTGCTAATAATGGCATTTGGTAAAGATGCAGCCGAACTAATATCCTTCTACCTATGGGATCGAGTGAATCCAGACGGAACTATAAACCCAGTCTTTGATGAAGACGATAACGAAATAGAATTAAAAGACATACATCAATTATGGGACTTGGTTTCCAAGTTAAATCCAAAAATATGATATGCCAAAAGAATTTAGGTATTACGGTTACAATTTAACAGAGGAAGATGTAAGACAAGCTATGGCTGCCACTCGTAGCAACGCTGAAGCTGCAAGACATCTCAACATGGACATAGAGACTTATAAGAAGTACGCGAAAAGATATATCGACGTTCTTACTGGTAAAACCCTATGGGAATTACACACGAACATACCTTCACGAGGCATACCTAAAAAGTGGAACACTGGAGAATTGAAAGGTGATCTCGACAAAATGCTAACCGAAAACCAACACAATAGTCCCAGAAGAATTGCAGTGCTCAAGGGTCTGCTAATGAAAGATGGCAGGTTAGGTTATTGCTGCGATGTGTGTAGTTTCTCTGAAAGACGCCTAACTGACATGAAGATGCCTTTAATGATATCGTTTAAGAATGGTATTAGATCCGATTGGAGATTAGACAATTTGAGATGGGTATGCTACAACTGCTCATTTCTTCTCGGTCTCGACTACTTCTCAAATAGAATGGTTCGTGATATTGAATCGTTCACTTCACACACTGACGAAACTCATCAAGAGATACAGAGCTTTTATCAGCTCGACGATTTTTACATGCAACACTTAGAAAGCTTAGGATTAGACGATAAAGGCGATGTGATAGATAAAAAACAGCCACAAAATGAATCGCATGATGACGCAGACGATTTCATAGACATTATCAAATAGTTATACATTACAATTTCCCAAATACATAATTAGTTAAAAATCAATACCGTACATCTTGTTGGTATTAAATCAATTACACATTATAATAAATTATATATGTAAGTGTTTGGTTCTCCCTGAAGTATTTTTGAAAATAGTTGCTAAAAAGTTTTACCATGTCAATATGATGGGGTAATTTTACATAAATACAAATCGAGATTATCAACATTAAAAAAATATATAATATGACTAAACAAATTTTACAACAGTTGAAAACACTGATCGAATTACCTAAACAAGAGTACATTACTAAAGTAAAAGAACTCAATCCAGATCTGACAGAAAAAGATCTTGCTGATATGTTCCCCGCGGGTTGGGAAGCAAAACATATCGAAATGAATTATAGATACGCTGACTTTGCTAAGCATCAAATGATTATAGATGCAAAGTTAGAAGAACAATTCTGTGGAAGTTGCTAATACTAAAGCAACTTTTTTATTACTAAATTAATTTCATTATCATAAAAAAAACAAATAAGTTATGGCACTATCTAATCGCAGTTTATTACAAGCAAAACAAGTATTGAAAGAAATTTTGGATTCTAACGTGGATGTTATCGTTACACGCGCTACACTAGATATTAAGATCGAAATTATAAAATTTCCTTGGCTCAAATCTAGTCACGAACGCAATCCAAAAAACCAGACTATCTATACAAGTCAACAGTACGATCCGATTCGTTACTTCATGATAAGCAGAGGCTTTCTCAGACAAGAATACAATCAGAACAAATATTGGTATTATGTAAACAAATCTGTTATTAGAAACTATTTGTATAACGACGTACTTCCTATAGCAAACATATCAACCAAACGAAACGAATATATGACAAAAAAAGAAAAAACTCTACAACACATCGAAGCGCATAACAATGAAATGCGTTACATTGACATTATTAAGTTCGTATATGAAATGAATAATGGTATCGGCTCATTTGATCCTACAGAGAATCGAGGTTATTATTCAGGCGCGTTTCGTAAGAACGCTACGTATCGCAATGGCCATCGAATCCCAGACGGTCACTTTGTAAAAAACAATCCTAAAGGTTATTTGTTCAAATTGCCTAATGGTCTTTGGGCTGTTTGCCGTCCTGGAGGTAAAAAGAAAGAAGACACAAAAATTAATATAGATCGTTTTCTTCCTGAAGATCAATACAATCGTATGTGCAATATTTTAGCTGCGCACGGTATAACGTCTAATCAGCTCGATAATCTTGCAACAAAATACTGGTACAAAGGAGATGGAGATGTAACGTCTTGTTACCATTGGGCATACGCTGATCTTTTGCCTCAAAATAAAATATCTGATACGGTAAAAGATCTCTATAAAGAATTAGACAGAATTGCTGATGAGATGATTGCTGAAAACAAGTCTCAAGAGAAAAAGTATATGATAGTCTGGAAAACAGGAGGTGAAAAAGATATTGTAGAAGGAATATTCTCAGAGCAGAAAGTAAAAGACTTTTTCGAATCAAGATCTATTAAAGACTACTACGTAGTTGAGATCGCGAAGATGGCGAATATAGAAAAGAAAGTCACCACAACTATAACTATAGCATAGTATTTGCTACTGAATCTAACCATATCACTTACACTTAAACCCATTAAAATGAAAAAAGAAAAGGTTGCGATGCTTCAAGCCATTAAGGAATTTAACACTTGGTGTCAAAAGTACAGAGTTGGATGCATGTACAAAAAACAAGGAGAACTCCGCCAGTCTTCGATAAATGAATTCGATTCAAGTAAATTTAAAAAATTAATAGAGTCAAAACAATGGAAAACAACATAAATAAAAAGCCATCATACCACGACGCTCATAAGATCTTGGAATGGTGCATGAATACGTATGGAAAGAGTCGCTATAATGGCGACTTTCCATGTGTAGAATACAGAAAACCAGATTATACGGAAGAGGGTTGCTCAGGTTATTACGATGAAGTAGATGAATTGATATATGTGAACAAAGAGTTAAATCCAACCATAGAAGAATTAACTAAGACGATCATACACGAATACACTCATTACGTTAAACACCCGATGGAAGATTACTACGTATTGTCTAAGTACCTAAATCACGACGATAATCCTATGGAGAAAGAGGCGACTTATATAGAAGAGAGAGACTATAAAAAATGCATGACATACTTATCAAAAATAAATTTGCGCAAAGGTAAAAAAAAATAATAGATCAAATAAATTAATTCACCAAAAACAATATTTATTAAATATGCTGCTTCAAGATAAACTAGAAACAATAGCGGAGATAGCAATACCAAATCGAATACATCCGCTCTTACACGTTAATTGCCAGCAAGCATGGACAACTAGGGTTGCCGCTTTAATAAAGAAAAAACAGGTAAGACCCAACATTCAAAGTCTAACAGTACTCGCGAAAAATTGGGAAACGTTGTTGATAAATTATTACAGCACCCAAAACTAACCTAACATGGAACTGCTACAGATCTCGTTCAAAGAGGTTAACACGTATGTCCTTCAGTACGGCATATTAGGAATCATAGCCGTTTTACTTGGTTACTTCGCCTACAGCACGTACACTTCTATAGCTAAAAAGAACGAAGAAGAGTACAAGCGTCTTTTAGACAGAAACGAAAAGCTAGAAGAAGAGGTTGAAAAGCTAAGAGAGGAAATGATGGAACTGATTGTCGAAGAGAGAGATAGAATGGCGACTTTGGTGAAAGCCAACACAGAAGCCATTGTCGAACTCAGAAAAACTATCATCGATTATTTGCTAAAGCAATAGTCGATATTGTTCACTTAAACCCCGTTTTATGAGACAATGGATAAAAGAAGATCATTACTCACCAAGATGGCGGACAAACTGCTGCAGTCTACGGACAAGGCAGAAGCTTTTGAAAAAAGTCGACAAAGATCAGAAAAATTAAAGCGTCTGCATGACGCAATATCCCAGCGTTACAAGTTCAGAATCACAAGGCACGAGAGCGTCGCTGACACAGAAGTAGATGCGGCGTTCTTAAAACTTGTGCAAAAAACACTCACACTAACTTGGTCCCAAGAGACACAATTGGAAAAGCTATTCTTTAAATACAACGTCAAATAAGCTATACTACAGCTGCACCCGATCTCATCCTCTTAGCTAAATATATATGCTAAGCGTCGATAAAGGCCCCCCCTCTCCATGCAACTTATTGATTACCAATGGGAGCACATATGTAAAAAATATATATGTGTAATTGCTTGGTTCTCCCTGAAGTATTTTTGAAAATAGTTGTTAAAAAGTTTTTTCGTAATCCAAATAGTAGTACTTTTACACTGTTGCCGACAATCAGGCCATTAAATAATAAAAAAACATAATAAGTTATGACAAAGTTGACTTACAAAAATGCTACTCAAGCCAAACGCGAAACTGGATTATCTTACATCGGCGCTATCAATTCAAGCGCTAAGATCTTAAAGAACGAAAAGTATAACGAGCTTACTTACATTATCTATCTTGCACCTGCGGATCTGAGCGGATACGAGGTGTGTCCTAAGCGTACAGCTGAATGTACTAACGCATGTTTATTTGGCAGTGGCCAAGTTATTATGGACAAGACTAACCGTATAGTCGAATCGCGTATCAAGAAGACTCAATTGTTTTTCACTAATCGTGACTACTTCATGTCGTGGACTGTTGCCGAAATTGCAAAGGCTAAAGCGAAGGCTGAAAAGAAAGGCATGAAATTCTCAGTGCGTATCAACGGTACCTCAGATTTGCAACCAACTTTATTTAAGCACGAAGGCAAAGTGTTATTCGATATATTTCCAGACGTACAGTTCTACGACTATACGAAAGTAGCCAATCGTTTCCGTTTGCCAGATCAATATCAAAACTATGATCTTACGTTCAGTTACTCTGGACACAATTGGGACGAATGCGAGTACATACTAAATAATGATTATGGTCGTGTAGCTGTTGTATTCGAAAAGAGTTTACCTGAAACGTACAAAGGCTATAAAGTAATAGACGGCGATGCATACGATATGCGATACGTAGATGATAAGAACGTAATCGTTGGTCTTAAATTCAAACGCGTTAAGAACAAAGTAGAAAAGACTAACAACGCATTTATCGTAGCGATAGACGATATTAATAGAAATAAATAATCAATCAATAAAAAATAAAACTATATTAATTATGAGAGACGAAATCATCAGCACAGCATTTCGATTGTATGTAGACACCGTTCCTATGGAATCGATGTCAGCCGATCATCCAGAATTTCATGATCTGTATTCTAAAGAGTGTCAGCTATTCGATCTTCTTAGACAAATGGATTGGGAAGAATTAGAAGACTATAAACACAAAGTTAGAATCTACAATATCGATCACGGCATTTCAAATGAAAATCCTTGGTCTGAAGAAGATCTATACGAAGACGAAAATTACTAATCAATAAAAAATAAAAGTTATGAAAATAAAATTAGAAATGTGTGCATGCACCAAATGCGGTAACGATATGCCGCTTCTTCGCAAGATAAAATATGGTTATAAGAGTTGCGTTAGCTGTTCCACCGTTCAACCGGTTGGTGGAGTGCAGATCGCTAATCACAAAACGGGAAACGAGATACAGATCATGCCAATGGAATTGGCGAACAGAATGAACATGCTTGCCTCAAGACAAGGATATGGTGTTTGTTCTGGGATGAAACACAATTAGTAAATAAAAATATAAATCATGCAACAGAAAGAATCAAAAACAAATTGGCACTTTAGATTGAGTATCGCAAAATCTATAGTTAGATTATTCGCAGGCTTTTTTCTAGTGTACCAGGATTTCTTCGGAGCAGGAGCAGCATTTATGCTTGCTGAAGTAATTGGTATCATAGAAGAATTCTAAATCAATCAAAATAATTAATTAAAAAAATCACATATGATAGACTACAACCAAAAAGAACTAGAAGCTTTAGTAACGTTAAAAAGAATGAAGAGAGACAAGAAATACACTGCACTTTCTCTATGGCCGCCAAAAACTTCTTCAATCATCGAGAAAGAAAACAATATAATGTACATCAACGAAGGTCGAGACGGTAAATTTGAGGGCATCAGTTCAGCATTTTACGACTCTATCGTTTGTTCATACGATTCGAGAGAGATCTCATACGCAAAACACAATAAATAATTAAAACAACATCATCATGTTTTGGATCGCATTAGCCATGTTTTTATGCGCAGCATTTTTTCTTGAGGCCGTAAAGATAATTTGTAAAACAATCATAGAAATTTTTAAATTATTCAAAAATAAATCACATGAAAACAGTAGTACTAGGTGACACTCACGGAAGGTCGCTATGGAAATTAATCACGCATACTGAGAAACCAGACAGGGTTGTTTTCATCGGTGATTATTTTGATTCTTTCGAAATTAGTGGATTCGATCAGATACAAAACTTCAAAGACATAGTGCACTACAAAGAAACTAGCGGCATTGAAGTGGTGATGTTAGTAGGCAACCACGATTATCATTATATGACGGGTATCGATGAGCAATATTCGGGTTATCAAAACACTCTTGCTCCATCAATATCAGAAGTCTTAGAGCAGAACAAACATCACTTACAAATGGCATATCAATTCAAAGACTTTTTGTTCACTCACGCTGGGGTAAGCGGTAAGTTTTTGAATAGTGTTTTCGGTAAAGGCGAATGGAATGTAGAAAATATTGTGGAAGATATAAATGAACTGTATAAGTACAAACCTCGTACGTTCATGTTTGGAGCTGCAGTCTCAATCAGTAAGTCACGTTGGTTAGATCCTTACGGAGACAACACAGAACAGTCACCCATCTGGATCAGGCCAAGATCTTTAATGAGTGCAAATATGGATACACTTAAAAATAAAGTGATTCAGATAGTAGGACACACACAAGTCAGTAAGATAACTGACGATATCGCCGCAGAAAAAGACAATAGGTATTGGTTTATAGATTGTCTCGGAACATCAGGCCAATACATGGTAATTGAGGACGATCAAATAAATATAAATAAAATATAAAAAATATTTCTAAGTCTAAAGTTTGGCACACAGTTTGCATTATATTAATCAAATTCTAAACACTATGAAAAAATTAATATGCACCCTTATCGGTCACACATGGATGACGGCTTACACCTTCGGAGGTTATGTTAATTTGAAGTGTACAAGATGCCAAGATCATCTATAAGACTTAGAAGAAAAAACTTTTACTACTTAAAAAGTAAATTTCTCAAATAGAAAAAAGCTCTATATATTAGTCTTATAATCAAAAACAAATAAGCGTTATGAACAAGAACACAAAATCAAGCTCTAAGAGCGAAAGTAGTCGTCCATCTAGCTACAAAAAACTATCTTACATCCAGAAAGTAAGTCGTATCAATCGTAAACTTCGTAATGGTGACATCACTAGAATTGCAGACGAAACTGGCTATTCTACTACTCACGTATCTGACGTTGTAAGCGGTAAGTACTTCAACGAATCTATCGTTAATCGTATCTACGATTTGACTCGTAACCGCGTATCAAACGCAGTTAAGTTGTCTAAGATGGAAAATGCCTAAGAGCGTCTATCCTTAAACGCTAGCACCTCGCGGCGCTAACACAAGATCGGTCTTAATCGGCCGATCTTTTTTTATGTCCAATCACTTACACATATACATAAAATATAATACATAACTCATTGATCGTAACAAATTTTAGCATATAATTGTTACGGAAATAACAGCTGCCAGATCAGTCAGGAAGCTCATGGACAAAGCTTTGGGTCTTGCCTTATACATACATCGCCCCTATCCCTCGTACGCACCTGCCTGGGCCTGCGGCAACTGATTGTCCACCAATAAGTTATATATTCATTGGAAATATATCCATAAAGCGTTGGTTCTCCCTGATATTTTTTTGAAAATAGTTGCTTAAAAATTTTTTTATGTCAAAAAGCCATCGTAGATTTACCCTATTAACGGCAACAGACAGCCTAATCATTAAAAAAATATATAATATGAACAAAGTAACAACTTACAACGACGCAATCTGGAACACTTCATCTCAAGAGCAGACTGTTTACATTCCTAAAGCTGCTACAAAGCTTACTGAAAAAGCATCTAGTGGTACACGTGTAGAGTATGTTGACTTCTTCGGTAAGAAGCAAATCATTGCTTGTAAGACTAACAAGCAGTTGAAAGAAGCAATGCAGTTCTTAGCAATGCTGAAGCGCGAATCAGCCACTATCAATCAGATCTGTGCTCAGTATAACGTTAAGATGGGTAAATTCCAAAACGTTAACAAGCTTAAGCAAGAGCTTAGAGCGTTAGGACTTACCGCAGGTGCGGTTAATCGTTTGGCTGTTATCAAGTAATATCAGCACTCACTTCAATTCTAATCAAATCATTTAAAAAATATAAAACAATAAAAGTTATGAACAAGTTACAAATTATCAATTCAGAAAGAATCAGTCAAGTAGAATTCATTAACGACCGTAAAGGTGAATACAGAGCAATCGTAAAAGTGCAAGCTGGCTTCATGACGGTAGTTAACGATATCGGTATTGAAAACAATTGGGGTAAGCAAAGATGGAATTCTGCTATCGACGTATTTCGTGGCTTTAAGAAAGGCGCCTTACAAACGATCGAGTTCAAAGCTGAGGGATCAAATACGTGGTTGACTGTATTCGCTAAAGCTGGTAACAAAATTAAATTGATGGACTATCAACTGTTCAAAGACATGGAGGTTGGTGACATCAATCAGAATTGGTCGAATACTAATTTATATAGCCAAACCAATTACGCATTGTGTAACGCAAAAACATGGGCTGATAAAGCATTCGTTGCGAACAAATCTAAATAATCATTCACAAAATTTATTATATAAAAAACAAAATTAAAGTTATGAGTACAATCAATCCTTACATCGACATCAACTACATTGACAGATCACACGAAGTAGAAGCTGCATTCACGCCAACTTTAGAAGACATCAAGAACGATCCAGAATTTTACGCCGAACTGGTTAACGATCTTATGTACCATTGGGTGCACAACACAAGAGAGACTGAGCTGATGGTTATGGCTAAACGCAATATGCTAATCGGAAATCCTATAAAATAATTAATCAAATAAAAAATATCAACATGGAAACAACACTTAAAACATTCAAAAGAGTATCACAATCAAAGATTGTTCTCGAAGACATCGTTTGGGAAACGAAAGCTGAAAAGTCTATTCGTGTACGTAGCGTAGAAACTGGTCTGCTACAACAATCGATAAGAGTAGACGGCATATACTATTACCCAACAGCAGTTAAAGGTAAAAGAGCCGAAGCATTTGAACTTGAAACAATATCTGAATAATAAATAAAAAAACAATAACAACTATGAATTTTATGTACGACGAATTTGACGACTTCGAACTGGACGATGAGATAATTCCAGTATTTGAAAGCAATACCAAAGCCGCTAAAGAGGCAAAGAAAGACATCGATAAGGTAATTCAAGAAGAAACTACTGAAGACATCGATGAATGGGAAGAAGAGATTATCGAATACGATGACGAAGACGATGATGATGAATAATTAAAAACAATCGAAATGAATCACTATCAAATCACCGCTTTTATCAAAGCACAAAAAAATAAAGTTATGACGCAAAAAGAAATTAAAGCAATGGCAAGAGAAATAGTTGGAGACGGACGAACACCAAATATGTGGTTCGTTACTGCTGGTCCTTATGTAGCTGTTCACGATGGAGATATGTCGTATGATTTTGAATTGATCGAAGGTTACGATTCTGACAAAGACACTTTTACAGAAGGGCCTTTCACAAGTTATGAAGCGGCTTTAAGATATTATAACGGAATAGATTTGAGCTTTGATTATGGAGTCGGCCAAGTTTTTATCGAAGATAGAGAGTGTGGTACAGTTACTGAGAAATGGTTGGTTAAGAGAGTGAGAACAGAATATGTAGAAGACGAATACGATAATTCAAAACGTTTTTATGAAAAAGATAAACAAACTCAAAGCTAAGCGATCAGATATGGTTGCAGCTGGTGCATACGATGGCAGATTCAAAGAGAAAGTAGTGAGAGACAAGAAGAAACACGCCGCAAAAAATTGGGCTAGAAAAAAACATTAGTAATAAAAAAATAGTTATGAAACAAAAAAAATTAACTTTTCAACAAGTAGTAGCTCGCTTAGAAGAAGCTAAGATCCCATGCGAAGTTAAACGTTTCGGATACGACGACGAAATAACTTACTCAATCGAATTCGGCTTCAACTGGCCAGAAGAATTACTATCAGAGGTCGATAAAGCATTCGATGCATACGGCGATAAGTTGCCTGATTATGTAGAATTTTGTGGTAGTTCTATTGGTGGTGAAATGACTGCTAAGAAGACAATCGCTGGTGGTCCTAAGGACTACATCGGCTACAATAAATGGTAAACAAAAACAAATTAAACAAACTAAAAATAAAAGTTATGAAAGCATTATTGATCGACTCAAAAAACAAAGTAGTAAAACAAATAGAAATCGGTGAACACTTCACTGAAATTTCAAAGGCAATAGATTGTGAAACATTCTCAGCTCCTCACATTATGCAAGATAATGATACGTTGTATTGTGACGACGAAGGCTTACTGAAAAATCCTCAACATTTCTTCTTACTCGATAGTTATCCGCAACCAATCGCAGGAAATGGTTTAATTTTGGGATGCGATGATGAAGGAGAAAGCGTAGATGCTAGTATAAGTCTAGAAGAATTATCGAGTAGAATTACATTCATGAATTTAGACGACGCATACAACTGGTCTTTAAAACAATCTTATCAATTCAACTAAAATAAAAACTATGTTAGCAATCGAAGACTTACTAGGAAAAACTGAAGCTGAAGTAAAACAGCACATCGCGGATCAATACGCAGAACAACCTTACGATGCAGAATCTGCAAAAGTCGTATACGATCAACTCGATAAGTTAGATGTACTCATTGCGTACGAATCAGTTGGCAGTTGGGGCTGCGACTCTACTTCTTTCTTTGTGTTTAGAAACAAAGAAAATGGAACATTGTACGAGATGCACGGATCACACTGTTCTTGCTATGGATTCGAAGGACAATTCAAATTGGAAGAGACTACTATAGAAGCCCTTAAGTCTCGAGTTGAAAACGCAAGAAGTCGAGATCAAGATGAAGAAGACGAGCACTCTATCTTTTGTGTAGGCGGATACGATAATGATGCCACAAACAATGCAAGAGCCGTTAACAATTACATTAATAGTCTATAATAAAAAAAATAGTTATGTCAATAAAATATAAAAAAATGAAAACAGGTCCTGTTGAAATAGATCTCACTGGTCCAGATGGAAATGCCTTTAGCATGATCGCAACGGCCGGAAACTTGGCAAAGCAGCTTGATCTTGACAAAAAGAAGATTCAATCTGAAATGATGTCAGGAGATTACGAGAATCTCATTAAAGTCTTTGATAAGTACTTCGGAGAATACGTAACACTATATCGTTAATTCTAAAAAATAAAACAAAATATATGGTAAAAGAAAATGTTACAAAAGCTGAATTCGACTTTTGCTTCTACAAACGAGGTACAGCGGGTTCATTCAAATCAAATTTAATTGAAACAATATTCTCAGCTGACGACGACAACCGTAAAAAGCTGGCTCAAGGTTTTCCCGATCTTGTTGAGGTGGTTAATAGATACAACAGAGAGCGAGGCTATTGGGAAGACTTACAGAATAGATTCAATAATTGCTAAGCAAATCATTCAAAAATTGTAAACTAAAAAAATAAAAGTTATGCACAAATGTAAAGTATGTCAAGAAGAAATACACCCGCTTCGAGTAAAAATGGGATACAAAACAACATGCGTTAAACACTCAACTTCTGAGAGATACACAGGATTTGTGGTTGCAGATAACAAAACAGCTGACTCAATACAAGTTATCAGAGATCCAGAAGTAGGTAGAAAACTCGTAGAACTAAGTAATGTTTATGGACACTAATTGATATTTATTATCTGATGGCAGAATTACAAACATACGGAGATCTAAAGAAAGTTATCAAAGCCATTTCTACGAAACAGAAAGGCGAGAAGATAGGAAACGTAGCACTTAATGTGGTAACTGGTTTGATACCGGGTGCAGACGCAGCGAAGAACACTTTCGATTTCATCAAAGCCGCTATATCAAAACCCGATTCTAAAAAAACCAAAACATGGTTGGATAGATTGGACGTTGATGATCAGATGTCAGCGATAGTAGACGATAGCGTAGAGAACGGATTCATGCAAGCAATGGCTAAGTCGATAGAATCCCAACCAGACGATAAAGAATTGGAGCAGGATTTTAATATGAACGCTAAAATGGTTGATTATCTAAAACAAAAATATCAAGGTCGCACCGTAGCAGGAATAAAAGAAAACAAAAATATGAAATTTAATTTTGAAAACCTATCTCCAGACGAAAAACAAAAACTGGAAGAGTACATCGCAAGCGTTAAAGAAATTCAGAAAGAAATCAAATCTCTTTTAAGTAAAGCAAAAGGCGGAATGAACGAAGAAGGTGGTAACAAATCTACTGGATTAACGCTTAGCGACAATTAATTATGAGTCCCTCGAAAAGAGGAATTCACACTTTAAAAAAAAGTTATGTCAATACGAATATTATACGGAATACTTTTTGGTGTATTAGCCCAAATAATAACATTCTTACAACTACAAGGTCAACTCAAATACGATTTTCTAAAAACAAATACGTGGTTTACATTACTGATGGGAATACCCATCTCGTATCTATTCATGTTATCTGTAAAAAATTTCGTATTCGCGTTTAACGGCGAGATATGGCCATCAAGATTGATAGGATTCGGCATCGGTGTTATAATATTTACCATCATGTCTGAACTTCTATTCAAGGAACCTCTCACACTTAAAACAATAACTTGTTTAATTTTAGGATTATCAATAGTATTAATCCAACTCTTTTGGAAAAATTAATATATTGCATTCATGAATAAGATTATAAATTTAATAAAATCATTCGAATCATGGTTCAATAAGGAATTTGGATGGTTTTTTACTAATGGAAATAAAATAAAATAAAATGAAGGTTTATACTAAATTAAAGCTGCCACATGATTCTGCATTTGGTAGAAAAACATGGCGTAGGTTTTTTCATTGGAGAATTGTATATTTCGTAGAAGGTATAAAAAACTTATTATCGTGGATTCCTACTATTTATAAAGATAAAAACTGGGACGATTACTATATATTTAAAGTGTTGCAAAAAAAGATAGAGATGCAAAGAGCTTATTTAGTAAACGCGAATAGACACACTAGAATTGATGAAGACAATTATTGGATGACAGTTGTTTTAAATTTAATAGAGAGGCAGAAAGAGTGCTACTACGAAACCGAAATGTACGATTACCTAGATTCAGAAATAAAGTTTGTACCAACTCATCACGGAAAAGATCAATACGAAATGGTGAAAGAAACGAAAAGAGAGGATTTAGACAACTATCTTAAGAAATATCCTTCAGCAGTTAGAGCGGTAAAAAGATTGAATAAAAAAACAAATCTATCAGATAAAGAAACTCTCGCGTTTCATGTGGGAAAATACAATCACGATCGGTGTAAAAATCTGATCTTCGAAATTTTAAAGACAAAAATAGAATGTTGGTGGGATTAATAGTAATTAGTAAGCAATCTCATATGGATATAATCAAAAACAAAAATACCAGCAGTCCCCACGCTGCCAGTCTCAACAAAACTGGCCTACCCAATAGGCAAACAAAGGCGAACAAAAATGGCTAATCCAATAAGCTCCAATATCATGCAATGCAATCAGGCAAATCGTTGGTTTTCAATGACTTACACTAGATTGATAATCAATAAATTACACATTATAACTTCCCTCAATATGGGATTATCTTTAACCAAAAAATGACGAATGTTGAAAAAAGACAAGAAAGGCTTTTACGTTCTCAACTCTTTCTCTCAACTCGCTGAACTTTACAAAAAAGAATCAGACGATAAGAGCAAACAGAAAGAAAAGAACGTTAAGAACGAAGAGAAGAAGAAAAAATAAACTGGTAAGATAATCTTTCATATTATCGAGAAGTTTTTTATAATATAAAAAAAACAATATGAAAGTAATGTATTTCACAGCTACGTGGTGCGCTCCTTGCAAAGCATTGAAGCCCATCGCTCAACAAGTCTCAGCAGAGACAGGCGTACCTATCGACTTTATTGACGTAGATCAATCGAGGGCACAGGCTACTTCTATGCAAGTGAGTAGTGTTCCCACCCTCATTGGTGTGGACTCTCTTGGCACTATTAAATTTAGACACACAGGCATGACAAGTAAACAACAGTTAAAAAACCTATTCACAAACAGTTAATATGGTATATTCATCTTATAAAGAATACGTAACCGATATAGTTGATCTAGTTCCTCCAGAAGTAGACGATCAATTTAAAAAATATTTGACCGACAGCTTATTATTAATTGCAGAAGATGCATGGACAGATTATTTGACAGGCGATAGGGAGAATTATACGTTATACGATGACGAATTAGAAATGGCTTGGCAAAAAGCCTCTCATCAACAAACACAAGACATGATTAATAAACTTGTTGATTTAGATTTGGTACAAACTGGCATAAATAAAGACGGTGATATTGTTTACTCAATAACTGAAGATGGTAAAGAGTATTTGAAAAACAATAATTCATTCTAGTATAATGTCATAATCTCAATATTTATTTGTAAAGACTACAGATGGCATTAATATTGAGAAATGATAAGGGTTCTGCTCTTCTCTATACAGAATTAGATAACAATTTTGTTTACTTAGATGGAAGAATAACATCGGTATCATCGTCGATAGTCACAACACTAACGTCGACGTCTTCTTCGATAAATACCAGGATAAATAGTATATCGTCATCAACAGCGACAACGATAACAAATCTATCTTCTTCTGTTTCGAGTAGTATATCAAGTCTATCTTCTTCGGTATCTACATCAATAACGTCTCTCTCATCCTCAGTTTCTAGTAGCATATCAAGTCTATCTTCTTCTGTATCTACGTCGATAACTAGCTTATCATCATCCATCTCTGCTAGTCTATCAAATTTATCTGTATCAACAGGAAATTTGTCTGGATCAGTAATTACAACAGGATCGGCAATAGCTTACCAATCAATTACGGGAAGCTTAGCTATTTCTAGCAGCTTAATTGTCAAAGGAAAAGTATCAGTTACAGGATCGATGTTCTCTGATACCTATGTCGGAACAGGACCTTACGCTGGAATAGGACCAGCTCTTGATGGCGGATACAGTTCGATAAGTGATATATATGCGTTAACTGCAGGAAAAGTTCCCGCGTTTCCATTCATGTTTGATAATTCAGACAGAGGTGGATATAGTACAGTTGGAGGAGTTAAGTATGTTTACACCGACATCGGTATAGGATACCCCGGTTTGGACGACGGATACAACCTGCTTTCTCCAGTAATATATTTTTCTAGAGATCAATTCAGCGCAATAGATAGACCTAAATACCTAACTATAATATCAGACAATACGAGTGTTAGTATGAATACTGTTAATGCTGGTATTTACACTAAAAACGGTAGAAACCACGTATTGACGGTAACAGGAAGTTTCTTATCATTAGACGGAGTTTCTTTAGGATCTGACATTGCTAATAAACACTATATCACTGGATCAGTAAATGCTACTGGTTCGTGGAAAATTACAGGATCTGTTAATGTATCGACTGGAGTTACCGCATCGTTATTCGGTACGTCTAGTTGGGCAAGAAATTCAATCACGTCCTCTTATCCAATATCAGTAACAGGAAGCACGTTATACTCTACATCTCCTAGATCGGGACCAGATTATCAAACAGATGCATCATCTTCAGTACAATCATTATTTTTTGGAACAGATGCAGGTAAAAATGCAGGATCGGCTTCTTACGCCATAGCAATTGGATTCGAAGCAGCATCAGGCAACGATAATATCGATAGTTCGGTTGTAATAGGTAGATATGCAGGAAGATCCACATCGGTAGATACAACGTCTAATAATACAGTTTTTATAGGATACCAAGCGGGATTCCAAGCATATAATTCCGATAGAGCGGTGTTTATTGGTAACAGCGCTGGAGATACCACATATACATCGTCTTATTCTGTATTTTTAGGATATTTAGCAGGTCCATTAGCATATTATGCTCATCACTCAAACTTCATAGGTGGCATATCAGGCTATGCAGCAGTAAGTGCATCGTATTCAAATTTTATGGGATGGCGAGCAGGACAAGCCGCTCACAGCGCATCATATTCTATATTGATAGGATTACACGCTGGTAGGAATAATGTCGGATTGGGATATGGAATAGGATCAAACAATATAGTAATAGGAAATAATGTAACACTTCCTGATAACGCATCGAACGCAATTAATATAGGAGGTATAATATTTGGAAGTGGATCTTATTTCTCAAATGAACTTGATCTATCTCCATCCTCATCACCGTCGAACGGTAAAATAGGGATAAATGTTACCAAACCAAGTTCATCTCTTGATGTTTCTGGCTCTGTTGCTTTTAGAAATTTACAAACAAGTTCTATTGTTCCTCACGTTGTATTGTATAATACAGCGAGCGGTCAATTATTCTACACATCATCGGCAACGATAACCTCGCCAGGAGGAACAAATCAGATGCTGCAATATAATAACAATGGTGTTTTAGCTGGAACCAGTATCGCCATTTTTGATGGAGATAATCTAATAGCCACAGGATCTTTTACTGGATCTTTTACAGGATTGACGAAAGGTCAAGCTTACGTTTCAGGAGGATTATACGGAACCTCATCATATTCAACTACATCGTCTTATGCGACAACAGCATCTTACGCAATAACTGCCTCTTACGCAATGAGCAGTTCGTTCAGCGTATCTTCTAGTTACTCATTGAGCTCTTCATTGACGGTAAGTAGTTCTTTCTCCTCAACGTCTTCGTTAGCATTATCTTCTAGCTATGTAAATATAACAGGAAGTGGAAGTATAACAATTACATATTTCGGAAATCAAATACAAATATCAGGTTCCACCACATCAGTGGCCGCTGGAGGAAGCGATCAACAACTACAATACAATAGTAACGGTACTATAAATGGTACAAGCGGAATTACGACTAACGGAACAGTGGTAGCAGCTACAGGATCTTTTACAGGTTCTTTTAGTGGTAGATTATCAGGCACTTCAAGTTGGTCTAGTAACTCTGTAACAGCTTCTTATGTGACGGGATCCATATTCACAGTAAATAATCCCGCGCTTAGTGCGTCTTACGCATCAGCATCTTCTTATTCTGTATCGAGCAGCTACGCAATTAGTTCGTCTAATTCCATAAGTAGTTCGTATTCTTTTAGTGGATCGTATGCGATAACCGCATCTTACGCATTGAATGGAGGAACTGCAGCAACTGTAGTAACCGCAGGACCTGGTGTAACTGTGACGAATACATTTTCAAACCAGTATCAAGTATCAGCAAATGTAAGAACGGTAAATAATATATCTCCAGTCGATGGAAATATAGCAACTAGTTTGACAGCCACAAGAACAGGAAACTCTCAATCACTGGTGAACGTTTCCAGTGGGGCTGTTACTGCATCAATAGCGGATGGAACCGTTTGGGTAATATCAGGAGATGCGAATGCTAATAACAACGGAGACGTATACATTTACGTATCATCATCGGTTGGTCAATGGTATCCGATAAGTCCTTTAGACGTAGCAGCTGCTGATGCTAGGTATTTAATGCTGACACCACAAGCTGCACTCAGTGCATCTCTAACTATTAGTGGATCTCTAAATGTATTGACTAGAGTTAGTGCAAGTAGTTTCACAGGATCTATTTTAGGAACAGCAACGTCTGCTTCTTACGTAACAGGTTCTATATTTTCTGCAGGAAATCTAGCGTTGTCCTCTTCATTCGCAGTCACAGCATCGTACGCTCTCAATGGAGGAGGAACTTCTAACCTAGACACTTCCTCTGTGATAATTACTGGTAGTGCAACAACTAGACAATCTATAACAGGATCTTTAATAATATCAGGAAGCCTAAAAATATCAGGTTCTACAAGTATAAGTGGATCTTTGATAGTGACAAACGGAGTAACTGCAAGTTTATTTGGCACATCAAGTTGGGCAGACAAATCTAATTATCCGTTTAAAGTAACCGGAAGTAATAATCTTGTATCCATACATGGAGGAGATTTTGAATCTACTTATGGTATAGAAGTGGAAGGCTTCATAGATAATATAGTAATAGGAAACAATCCTAAATTTTATCCTATACAAACCAATAATTACGTTAGAGATTATATATCAATAGGAAATAACGCAATGACTGGAAGCGGCCCTAACGTGGACACGGACGGAAATATAGCGATAGGTACAGAAGCCAGTTCATTAAGACTTGGTCAGACTTTAGGCACTGCAACTACGCATATAGGAAAAAGAGCTGGATACAAAACAGGAAATGCTCCCGCATCGGTCTTCATAGGTTATTCTGCTGGAGCACAAATGTTAGCTGACGATGGGGGTACAAATACAGTTGCAATAGGATATGCAGCAGGTTCGGGATCGAGTGCAAAATATTCAACCTTGATCGGAACGGGTGCGGGACGTGATTCTTATAATTTAGAATCGTCAATAATGATAGGTATTAGTGCTGGTCAAGGTTATCTCGGTTCACCTACTGGATTTGGACCAACTGGATCTATATTGATAGGTCGAGAAGTTGGATATACAACAACTGATTGGGTAAATGGATCTAACATATCTATTGGATACCAATCGTTATATAGGTCACGAACTAATTCTAATAATATTATTCTAGGTTATCAAGCAGTATATGAAGTTGATAATCTTCGAAACAGTATAGCTGTAGGTTATAGATCGCTTTATAGAACAACAGGTTCAGCAAACATTATCGGATTGGGTTATCAAGCTGCGTCGTATGCAATAAATGCAAACAGTTCCAGTTTTATAGGAGATTTTTCAGGCTATCTTGCCAAAAGCGTAACAAGTTCTATATTCATTGGAACAAATTCAGGATATGCATCTGAATTGATGACTGGATCAATCGTTATAGGCGATAGAGCCGCTGAGCAGTCAAAAACAGGAAGCTTCTCTGTATTCATAGGAAACAGAGCGGGATATAAATCTACTGCATCTTTAGAAAACATTTTTATAGGACCAGATGCAGGGTATTTAACAGACACCAATCAGAATTCAACGGCGATAAGAGGAAATTCTATTTTCATAGGAAATAGTGCTGGAGCCAACTCGAAAAAAATATACAAAGCTGTAGTAATTGGACAAGACGCGGGCAAAAATTCAAATAATGCATATAATTCAATCGCTATAGGTAATACAGCTGCTTACGGTACAGGAGAGGGACAATATTCAATTATGATTGGCAATAGTGCGGGTTTAAACAACGCTACTGCCTCTAGCGCCATCGCAATAGGAGCCGATACAAGTACTAATGTGGTTACCTCTTCCAATTCTATAGCAATTGGAACAAGTGCAGGATACATGTCTTATTTCATACCTGCAAACGGATTCAACGCCACATCGGTAAATTCTATAAAAATAGGTAGTTCAGCTGGTGCCGATTCATATAATGCTAATGATTCAATCATGATTGGTCGTGGCGCAGGAAGTACAATACTACAAGAGTATCCTCAAAATAATTCAGGATCTATATTCATTGGAACTAATTCAGGATTTGGCTCACTCAACGCTTCTCAATCTATTTATATAGGAAATAATGTAGGCAATAGTAATAATAGTCCTTACAGTATAATCATAGGAAATTTATCTGGAAGAGGTTTAGCATACGGAAAAAATAATATAATAATAGGAAATGCAATAGCTCTTCCTCCGCTTGCAAAAAATTGTATAAACATAGGTGGTATATTGTTTGGATCAGGATCGTATTTTTCGGACGATATAAATTCGGTTATATCCACTCCTGTAGGAAACGGTTTGATAGGAATCAATACTTTTTCTCCTACCCATAATTTGGATGTGAGTGGTTCTGGAGACAGAGTAATGAGAGTGGTGGGTTCTGGATCTTTGAATCCGTTGTTTACGGTACAAGGATCTCAAGGAGAGTTGTTTAGTGTTACTGATAGTTTAACTGGTTCTCTATTTTCCGTGAATGATATTTCAGGTTTACCAATACTAGAAGTTAATTCCGATCAGACTGTAAAGATGGGTAACTATCTAGCACCAGTTTTAAATGCCACATCTAAAGTAACGGTAGGAACAACACAGACTGTTTTATATAGTTTGCCAACAGCATCCTATGATATGATGGCTTACGAATTATTTGCTTCGTCAGGAACAAAAAGAGGTTCAGTTACTGGAACAGCGGTTTGGAGTGGAAGTTTAGTTGATGTTTCAGTGAACAATGGAGGAGATTTCTTAGCTGCAGCAAATATTACTGTAGTGGGAGGAATAATTGGTGGCAACTTTGCAATATCCGGATCAGCAGTATCATCAGGTTGGACATTTAAAACAATAATAAGAGCAATATAACATGGCATTTAGTTTTGGAAATTCAATAGTAACAGATGGTTTAATTCTATATCTTGATGCTGGAAACCCAATCTCATATCCAGGCAGCGGAAATACTTGGAGAGATCTGTCAATGTATGGTAATAGCTTCACTTTATATAACTCTCCTACTTATAGAAACTCATCGTTGAGGTTCAATCTCGATGGAGTAGTAAATCAATACGGCGCTAGTAATAGTAGTACTTTTGGAGATTTTAATAAGAGCGATTTTACAATAGAATACGTTGCAAACTTTCCATCAGCAAACGGATCATTTTCTGCCGTAATGAGTAATAATGTTGGAGCATATCACTCTGTTGGTTCAAACAATGCAGCTGGATATAGTTTGGGAATAGTCAACCAAACATATTTTCAAGATAATGGTTATAGAGCAAATAGCAATTTAGAACAGTTTGGAGCTGATACCAAGAATATGCCGCTAAAAGATCAAATAACATATCAAGCTTATACTATTCAAAGAGGACCATCTAACGTAGATACAGTAACTGGTAAACTTTATAAAACTGGATCTTTGACTACAACTATAACATATGATATGGGACCTACTAGATTCTTGACTAGCGGACAGTTACTTGGAGATAGTAATATATCTAATACAGTATACCCATTAAATATTATGAAAGCAGCCGGAAATTCATATTATGCAAGCGGTAGCTTATACCTTATTAGAGTATATAACAGAGTGTTATCATCAACGGAAATATCGCGAAACTATAACGCACAAAAAGCACGTTTTAATTTTTAATATATGGCAGGCAGAATAGGACCATTACCACCAATACCAACGTTGACACTTTACTGGTATAGTATATCATCTATTCCAGTAGCAAATCCAAACAGCTTATCAGATTGGAATACCTATTTTGATTTACCCACTAATGGAACGCCATTCACTTCGGTTGAAGTGATGGGAAACGCGGTTTATCTTAAAGGAGGTAGTGATATCGTAATCGCAGACAATTTGTTTGCATATAATATAGACTTGTATCAAGTGAACGATACGGGTTGTGTAACGTCTTTGGGCACTGGTTGTTTTTCTCAGTCAGGAATAACAGATATATACATGGAAAAAGTAGAAGTAGCTGGAAATTTTGCGTTTGATAGTTCTGCCATAATTACAGTAAACATGCCTGCTCTTATTATAGCGAATCAAGGAGCATTCAGTAATTGTATAAATATAACGTCTATAATTTTGCCTTCGCTACAGCATGCAGGTACCTCTTGTTTTGATAGCACATACGTATTTGGATACGTTGATTTTCCAAATCTACTTACAGCGGGCGCAAACTGTTTCGCAGGTTCTGCAATCGACAATCCAAACTTCCCAGTACTTTCTTCTATTGGAGATTATTGTTTTAATTACTGTCAAGCGACAACTATATCGTTGCCTTCTCTAACTTCAATGGGCGTCAATGCTTTCGAATCGTCATATTATCTTGAAACTATATCTTTACCTATAATAACTACAGTAGGTGTTAACGCGTTTTATAATTGTGGTTCTCTAATAAATGTATCTTTACCAGCCGCAATACTTGTTGATATTTATGCTTTTTACGGATGCATTAATCTATCGACCATATCTCTTCCTAGTGCCACTACAATAGGATACGAATGTTTCGATACGTGTTCGAGTCTCTCAACAATATCGTTACCGGCTTGTACGGATCTTGGAGGAGACATATACGATGATGCAGTTTTCAACAACATAAACTTACAAACAATTTCTTTAACCGTACCAACCGCATTAATGAATGCTCAAGGCGCAGGCATACCAGATGGAGATATAGAAACTTTGCAATTGAATAATACAGTAACAGTGCACGAAGTTTAATGGGATATTAAAAAATTAAAAACATGGCAAGAAGTACAGTAGAAGGACCAAATGGAATTGTTAGAGATTCTTTAGTGTTGTATTTAGACGCGAATAATTCGAATAGTTATCCAGGAACTGGAAATAGGTGGTATGATCTCACTAAAAATGCCAATCACTTCACGTTGTTTAATTCTCCAACCCATAACGGAAAACGTCTAAGCTTCAATGGAACAAATCAGTATGCTCAATGTGTAAACAACACATTAGGTAATTTTGGAACCAAGGGTTTTACTATAGATTATACAGTAAATGTAGTTGCTGCTGCAGCATATTCTTCCATATTAATGAAAAGAGATCAATCGAGCAACATCGGCCAGGGAGGGCATCCAGGTATTTGCGATAGAGTATCCGCTAGCGAATTCTATGTTCAAGACGACAATGGTACAACACCAACTGGAAATCGAGACAATATAATATCTCTTACGTATTCTTTCATAGGATCTTTTTTAAACATGACATATGTTATTGAAAAGAATGGAGCAGTTACGACAGGAAAAAGATACATAAATGGAGTTCTTCAACAAAGTCAGACAAAAACCTTCATAGGCACAAATTCAGTAGATAACACATACGCAATGACTTTTATGTTATCATCAGGAGGATACGTAACAGGAGATCTTTATTACATGAGAATGTATAATAAAGCACTTTCTGCTTCTGAAGTATTACAAAATTATATTTCAAGTAAATCCAAAGTTGGATTGTAATTCACGTAAGACATAATCTTTTTTTAATTAAATGATAGTCGTATATTTAGTATAAATCAAAAATTTATGTATGGCAGATTTTTCAAAACAGTGGTGTGATCTCAACGATCCAGAAATGCCACACGATTTCGACATCGAACATATAGCATCAAAACTAAATCCAGATTATTATCAATCCTATATATGCGAAGGATTTGGATTCACAGCAATAGGAAAGGATACAGACGGAGAAATTACACTCTATTTTCCCAGTGATTCACCTGAAGAAAGAAAGTATTTCGGATGGGTAAAATATAGTAAATTTATTGAAGAACAAAAACAAAGAGAACTATGAGTAGATATATAACATACGACATCGGACAATTCAAATGGAATGCTACAGATAAAACATTTTATGGAGAAGCTATGTGGCTTTATCCAGATAATACAAACACCATTGAGTGTTTTCCTAACGGCAAACAGGAGTTTCACATAGTCAACAACAAGACTAACCAATCAAGAAAATTTACATTCTTACAAGAAGACACTTGGGAAGATGAGTTAGGATCTAAGTGCAAAATATGGCAATACGAAACCGAGGATGGAATTATGTGTAATATAATGATTGGATACTTAAATGATTATATGGGATACGAGAACATTGATTACATCACGCTATAATAAAACAGTTATGATAAATAAAATCGGTTATGCTTGCATCAACATGACGTTGGGCAAATCTGCGACCACTAATCGTGGTATGACGCTAAAAACATTCAAAGCCAAAGGCGTGGATTATGTGTCTGAATTGGCTATAAAGAATGCACAAGACATGATAAAGATATTGAGGTGGAATAACGAAAACGGTATCAAGATGTTTCGCATGTCCTCTTGTATTATTCCGTGGGGTAATGCTGTCGATTTGGATAATCTACCAAGAGTGGATGAACTTATCGCAGCTCTAAAAGAAGCTGGAGATTATGCTAAAGCAAATGATATTAGACTATCATTCCACCCAGGACCCTTCACGGTGATTGCATCTCCAAACCATACAGTAGTTGAGAACTCAATAAAAGATCTTGAGATGCACGCCAAAATTATGGACTGGATGGGATTAGAGAAGAGTCCATACAACAAGATAAACATACACGTCAACACAACCGCAAATGGTAAGAAAGCCTCAATGCAGAGATTTTGCGACGCATTCTGGTTTTTATCAGAATCAGTCAGAACTCGATTGGTTGTAGAGAACGATGACAAACTAAAACAATACACTGTAGAAGATCTGATGTACGTACATGAACTTATAGGTATACCCATCACGTTCGATTACTTTCATCACTCTCTGAACCCAGGCAATCAGACCGAAGAAGAAGCACTCAAACTTGCAGCAACAACTTGGCCTGATGGTATTGTGCAAGCAGTTCACTACAGCGAAAGCAAAAGACTACACGAAAATAATCCAAAAGAGAATGCAAGAGCACACTCCGACTTGATAAATAATATACCTGAAACTTATGGATTAAATATTGATGTAATGACAGAGTGCAAACTCAAAGAGATTGCTCTTCTTCCTCATTTAAAAAAGATCACAAATAAAATAATCTTTTCAGAAAAAGAAGAATTAGTTAATTTAGTATAAATGAAACGCATGAAAAATAATAGGATAATGCACATTTGCCATTGGGCTGGAATGATGACGGGATTATTAGGCATGGTTATAGCAGTCGCAACCAAAAAAGATTTTATGTGGCCACTCAGCACTATATTTTGGGCGATATCATCATACATGAACCTGATAATATCAGAAAAATTACAATCAAACAATAAACAATAAACTCATGGAAAACTATCAAGACTACATAGTTGCATTTAAAGACGCTATGAAAATTGCCATTGACAATGCAAATGAAGAGAACAAAGAGATTTTAGAAGAGATTGAACCATTAACAGAATCTGAATGGGCAGAGGCAAAAGAATCAGGATTGTTTAATACAGAATTGGACGAAGAAGCTGTAAAAAATCTATACGAAGAAATCAATAGATTGTATCCAGAAGAAGACGAAGAATAATTATTTTTTTTTAGCGAAATAAAGAAATTCATCACATAAAAAACAAAAATTCATGATTTTATCAGCAGTTTTACTTACGATCATAGTTGCAACAATTACAACACTGATCATTGGAGTACAGAGATCCAAAAGCAGAGCCACAACCCAATTGACTCAAGACAGAATAGATTATTGGAAGGCCAAATTAGCAGAAGCAGAAGCACAACACGAAGAATTTCAGAATTATGCTAAGTCTCACTTAGAAAATCAACCTGTAATTGAGACAAAAATAGTTGTAGAAAAACCAAAAAGAGGTAGAAAACCTGCAACATCAACAATGACAACTAAAACAAAAGCAGCTAAAAAGAAATAATATGAAGTGTATAAAAGCAATCAAACCAACCAAGCACGTTGCAGTAGGAGAAATCAAAAGAGTGGCTGATAGTTCAGCAGAAATCTCTGTTAAAGACGGATACTGGCAATACGTATCCAAATCTGAATGGAAAACCTACTCTCGTAAACAAGCGAATGAACCTGTTGTAGAGACCGTTAATGAATCTATCGATAACAATAAAAAATCAAAAAACAAATAAAATGAACTTTATATTAAAGAGTTTACCAGAGATTATAACATGGTCAGAAACCAGACAGTGCAAAATAGAAGATGAGTCGGGAAAAGAAATTGGTATAATTATAACAGAGTCGCCTAACGAAACATCTGTTTTAGTATGGAATGGAGACGAAGATGTATGGGAAGAGGACGAAGGAGGTATCATCGCCGATTGGGTACAAAGAGACATGGATTTACAAGAGATGCAATTAATTTCAGATACACAAGAAACAAATTCAGAAAATGAAAAACAATAACGAAATGATAGTAGAAAAAATAGCTATTCAAGGATTCGACGATCCAAACAAGCAACAAAAACCGAGTGTTAGTCAGAACGGCAAATTAACAATAGAAGAGAAGACTGACATCTTGCAACAACTTCAGAGATTAGATATGCCTGATGCATTAAGAAAAGTTTTATTAGAAAGATTACAAAACGGATAATATGAAATACAGAAAAAAACCTGTGGTTATAGAAGCCATACAGTTCGATGGTAGCAACGAATCTGCTGATATGATATGCAGTTGGTCTGAAAAGAATGTGTGGAAACAAATGGATGGATCGGGTAAATTCTTGGGTAGAATATACATAACGACCCTCGAAGGAACGATGTCAGCAACAGAAAGAGATTACATAATCAGAGGAGTGAAAGGCGAATATTATCCATGTAAACCGGGAATTTTTGAACAAACATACGAAAAAGCAGAAGACTAATGCAAGACGGAACACTACATAAAACAGAAAATGGTTGGATAGTTAGATACAGTCAACAGATCCACACTAAGACACAAGACAATAACGAATACAGAATATCTTTGAGAGATGCAGAATTAACAACTCATCCTGAACACAACATGTGGCTTAAGATATTTGGACAAGATGGAATGAAAGTGTGTTACGAAGTAAAGACTATAGCAATAGGCGAATCTGAGTTGGATGTTATGGACGCAGACGTCGCTGTGCTTAAGAGTTGTTTTCCCGATACAAAAGAATATGCTCAAGATTAACATGGACTGGGAAATCATAATAGAAAAATGGAAACAAGAAAGATTCGTGAAAGCATTTGAGCCAGAAATTCCATTCGAAGAATGGATCAAATCTCGATACGAACCACCTAAACAAAAACAAATAAAAACAGAAGAAAATGGTAACATCAGCACAGTGTCTAAAAAAATATGGTGATCCCACAAAAGAAACCAATATGACGGTTTGGGATATACCAGGTTATTTAGAAGTGGGAGCAATTCCCAAAAAATTGTATTGTAATAGAGATCTTATTCAACCTCTTTCGAAAGCATTAGAGAATCTGATAAAAACAGGAAAGATCTCAGAACTCAAAACATGGGACGGATGTTTCAATATCAGAAAGAAACGTGGCTTGTCTTCTATGTCCCTTCATTCTTGGGGTATAGCAATAGATGTTAATGCTGCATGGAATCAATTAGGAAAAACTCCAACTCTTTCAACAGATTTCGTCAAATGTTTTACAGATGCTGGTTTTGAATGGGGTGGTACATGGACTAGAAAAGACGGCATGCATTTTCAATTGAGCAAGATCTGATCGAATATCTCACATATGTATTAATAAAAAAACATGAAACTTACAGAAATAACAAAATCAATGAAGAGTAGTCTTGATGAATTGAATGCATCAATCAAGACAAATTCGGAAGTAATAGAGAAAAGTCTTACAACCATAGAAGCGGCAATGGATAAAGCTGTTGCTGAGGCCACTAAGAATGCTAAATTCGATGTAAAGGCTTTATCAACAAGTATAAAGAAGACTGTAGAAGACATTCGTAAGTCTCTATAAAATTGCATTTCATGAACGAAGTGAGACACACGAGAAACGTTATCACTTTTGTTGGTATGATTACACTAAATTTATCCTTTCAGTTTATGTGTAAGTACATCGACATTATAACCGTGTTGTCTTATTTCTCGTGTAGTGCCCTTTGGATGTCCATGGTGCATGGTATATATAAACCACAGATCGAAGCTGCCGAAAAAGAAAAAGAATAAGTCACAAAGAACATGAATATCAAAAAATCGATAAGAATAATTAAATTGATACTGTCGTACGGAATAATTGTATTCTCAATATGTATGTCAGTATTTTCTTTGTACGTCTTTTATAAAGCGCTTAAATTTGTAGGAGCAATATAAAAACTGTGTCTAAGTTAGTAGAGAATATTCATTATACGATAGAAGATGGTAAGTTTGTATTCACCTCTGTATATCTGACAGAGCGTGGTAAGTGTTGCGGTAACAAATGTAGAAATTGTCCTTACAAACCCAAACACACAAAAGGAAATACACAAACAAAATAAAGATTATGAAAATACAAACGCTAAAGAAACTAATCGAAAGCACAGTAATGTCGGATCCGTTAGCTCAAGTAATGCATTCAGATACTACCGCTTTATTAAAGAAAATAATCAAAGTGATAGATCTTTACGAAGAGGACGAAAAATCAGATAATCAAACACAGAGATCTGAATTAAATAAATGGACTACGACTACTGCACCTATAACTCAATTTCCTGGTGCATCTGTAACACTCACATCGTAAACAAAATAATAAGTTATGCAAAGAGAAGAGAAAATGGACTACAAATGGGACGTTCAATACATAGATATAGATCCCGATAGCGGCGACACATCAGATCCCAAAACAGTGGCTACAACCAAATTTCCAAACTACGCGAACATAATACTCGACGCGTTTGTCAGTAGAGACGAGGAACCCAACAGACACTACTTCATAGTCAAGTGTATCAATCATTCGATAAAAGAAACCCAATCCAAACACGCCAAATGGTTCGATATCCATCAGCCATAGTGGGACACAGGAACCAGATAAAAACAAACCATGTTAGAATTCAAGAATCCTATTCCGGTAACAGTAGAAGGTACTAAAGATGGATACGCCATATACGTAACAAACGGAGGATCTTTTGAAAACGATATATGGTGCGTAGTGCTCTGCGAAGGCGGAATAGTCAGACACTACAGATCGGATCAGATAAAGATACATCACAACGCAACATTCGATATTAAAAAATAATAATTAAAACATGAAAAAGTTATCTCTCATAGTAGTTAGTCTACTCACAACTCTATTCAGCTATTCTCAAGACTTCAACAAAGTAATTAGAGCGTCCAAAGTAGAATGGACTGGAACAGAATGGAAGACAGTATCGTCTAGTTACCCAACGGATTTTTTTGTAATCATGAAAGATTGGGATATCACAATTGGCACATACAAATTTAAGACTTACGACGATTACGAGAAAACAACATACGATGACCACGTAACATTTACTTGGAAGTGCGTCAACGGTAATGGAGAGAAATGTCACTTCATGATGAAGAAGTTTAAACCAGAAGTATCAACACATATGTTATACGCCATACTTTACGACACAGGTGTAATGTACGAATACGAAACAGAATAATCAAAAACAATAGTTATGAAGTTTATAGCACTAACAAAAAATTCAGGCGGAGAGATAGCAGTAAATCCTATGATGATAGTAGCACTTGATCCATTACCAACAGATACAACTGCTGTGTGCCTATTCAATCACTTCACAATAACGGTAACAGAATCAGTAGAAGAGATACAGAACAAAATCAAAGCATCTGAGGGATTCGCAACAGTAAACTACGATCCAAAAAAGTAAAGTTATGAATCAAACACTAGAAGAAGCAATACAGCACGAAGCAGGCAAATACCTAATGGAATCCAACAGACAAGCATTCCTACACGCTATCGAATGGTACAAAGAGCAAACTCAAAGCGAGCCCGCGAAAGAAAACGTCCCGGCCCCCGACGAACTCGACAGCGAGTTACGCCGTGTCCAACAGTACAAGAACCAACACGTAAAGGCACAGAAATGGGAGATAGCCGCTCTCTACAGAGAGATCGAGAAGCTGTTGGAAGCGGAAGAGCCGACCTGTTCCAACTGTCAAATGCTGCTACACGCCGTCGGAGTGGGACAGGGATTGATCTGCGATTTGAACAAGTGCCGCATACCACACAGCAAGCATACTTGCCAATACCACTTCAAGACGGTGCCAAAACCTGCAGAGAATGCAAGTTTTGATAGAACAGCAAAAACAAGCAACACGATAGAGACTAGACCGTGGGGGCACTACGAAGTTCTCTTAGACGCAGACAATTGCAAAGTAAAAAGAATAACAGTTAATTCGGGTGGCAGGTTATCGTTGCAGTACCATCACAAAAGATCGGAACATTGGATCGTGATAGCGGGCACGGCTCACGTTACAATCGGAGAGGACATCAAAGTGGTGGAAGCGGGAGAGAGTTGTTACTTGCCGTTGAGAGCTAAACACAGAGTGCAGAACTTACAATCGGAACCATTGGTATTCATAGAAGTGCAGACGGGCACATACTTTGGAGAGGACGACATAGTGAGGATAGAAGACGACTACAACAGAATATAAAATTGAAAACGAATAATATGACACAGACAGAAGAACTACAACAACAATTGATAGACGTGCTTATGAGCCAAGTGGTAGACTTGAGCGCGATGGCCAAGATCGAGATCGGAGACGACGTGATTGCGGAAGTAAAGAGACTAAACGAAGAAATAGCCAAATTAAAACCAGAACAATGAAACTAACAGAAGAGGAATGGCTTGCAGCCAACAATAAAACACAGGAAGCAAACCCTGCCAAGCAAAAGGCGAGGGAGCTGCTGCACAAGTTCTATCTCTCGTTGCCGAACAACGGAGGTTTTACGGGCATCAACAACATCCACGACAGATGGGACGAAGGAAAGAAGTGTGCCATAATGACAACAAACGAGATAATCAATACGCTAAACATGGACATAAGAGATTTGGACGTGAGAGGAAGCGTACTGTTAGATCTAATCCAACATTGGAGAGAAGTAAAACAAGAAATAGAAAAGCTATGACACCAAAAGAAGAAGCAGAAGAACTATTCCAGACGTTTCTTCCCTACGCAGGAGGCAACACAACAGAAGACATAAAGCACAACACCAAGCAGTGCGCCACAGCCGCAGCACGCATGTTGAAGAGACAGTATCTACAGCTGTGTACCGTAAAGGGACCGGCCAAACCAACCCATTGGGATCTAGTAAAACAAGAAATAGAAAAGTTATGAATAAAGAACAACAACAGATGATTGATAAGGCGTATGAGTTGTATTGGAATAGCAACCATAATGCAGAGAAGACATTTCAGTATGAAGGATATAATATTGAAACAAGAAGAATGACCAAGGACGAGTTTATTGATATGGTTAAAACCGATGAAGAGTATGGTAGACGGTGGGGGATTGAAGATTGAAGAAAGGGAGTTGAGTTTACTAGAGCGAGTTAGAATATATGGTGTAGATAAAATTCAAACTAATGATGCAGGTTACTATGAACATTCATATGCACAATTTAAAGTTGATGAAGCTAAGATACCAACCAGAGCAATAATAGACAAAGACAGAAGGATAATACAATAAGCAATAGAGATAAAAAGAATAAGAAAAGTATAATATAATAATCCAGACAAGACCAATGATAGAGTGTACATGCATAAACGATAAGAACAGACCAAAAGAAATACCTCCAAATAAGTGGATAAAGAAGGGAAACAAGTACACCGTAATATATACACTAACTGTACTACCGCAACGACAACTGGCATTCCACTTACAAGAGATAGAACT